TTCATCTACATTCCATGATAACGTGGTAATGCAAGGTAACTTAACTGTACAAGGTACTGCATCGTTCCAAAATGTTGACAACTTAGCAGTTAAAGATCAATTTATCTTATTAAACTCTGGTTCTTCTACATTCCAAGATTCAGGTATTGTAATCAATACAGGCAACGCTGCTAACTCAGGATCTGCTTTCTTCTTAGAAACTTCAGGTACAACAACTGGTACTAACGGATTATACGGTCGTTTCGCAGTAGGAATTAATGTTCTACCGGATGCAACTTCTGCAACAGCTGCTGAATATGCTAACACAACTGTAATTTCAGGATCTGCTCCAGGTAATGCTACTCCACAATTTGGAGGTACAGGATTGGGTCAAGGTAACACATGGGTTGATACATCAACTAGTGATATTTGGATTTATGCTTAATTAGGTTAAATAAAATACAGTTATGGCTTTTTTAACAAAACATATTAATAATAATAATAAAGAGGAGTCTTCGACAACTCCTCTTCTTTCAACGCCTAAGGAACAGTACCTTAGTTTAACAAAAGAGGAAGTAGAGATACTTCTAATTACAGTTAGAGATGCAACGTTTAAAGGGGAGAGTATCGAAAGAGTTTATAATTTAATTTTAAAACTTCAACAATATTATACTACGATTACTAGGTAGTAGTACAATATAAAATATAACAAATGGCAAATTGGAAAAAACTCGCAGTCTCAGGTAGTGCTACAGCTTTCCCTCAACTTAAGGTAGATACATCTATAACCGCTTCTATCTTTAGCGGATCTCAATTTATTGGATCTTTAGCTGGAACTGCTTCAGCAGCAGTAAGTTCTTCTTATGCTTTAAGTGCCTCTTACGCACCAGGATCTGATTCTTCAATAAGTGCTTCCTATGCTTTAAGTGCATCTTATGCTTTAAATGCAACAACTGCTAATAGTGCAACAAGTGCAGCTAATGCAACAAGTGCATCTTATGCTTTATCTTCTTCTTATTCCAATTTTGCATTAACTGCTTCATATGTTTTAGATAAAACTATTGTTACAGGTTCTAATGCTACATTTGTACAGCCTACTCCTGCAAGTACATGGGTATTTAATCACTTCTTAAACGATCAATTCCCTGTATTCCAAGTATTCAATGCAAGTAATCAGGTAATCATACCAACTTCAATTACAGCAAACAATACTGTTACTGCTACAATTACTTTTAGCGTTCCAACTGCCGGTACAGCTGTAGCTAGTATTGGTGGATTTACAGGTAGTGCACCAACAGTAGTAAGTGCATCATATGCTAATACAGCTTCTTTTGCCTTAACAGCATCTTATGCTCTAAATGTTCCTGCTACAGCCTCTTTTGCAATATCAGCTTCTTATGCATTATCATCTTCTTATGCATTATCATCTTCTTATGCATTATCTGCTTCATGCGCAATTTCTGCTCTTACTGCATCTTATGTTGAAACCGCACAAACTGCATCTTATGTTTTAAATGCAGTAAGTGCATCTAGAGCAACTTCAGCAGCTAATGCTGACAATGCAACTTCGGCATCATTTGCAGCAACAGGAAACGGTACATTTAGCGGTTCATTTAGCGGTTCCTTCCAAGGAGACGGAAGTGGATTAACGAATATACCTGCTTCAGGAATTACAGGATTAAATTTATCTAGAATTGCTAGTGGTTCAGCAACTGCTTCAATTTCTCCTGATTTAGGATTTACAGTAAATACAAATTCTCAAATTACTGGATCTTTAATAGTATCTAGTAACATTAATAGTGCAGGAAACGTAGTTGCAACAGGTGCTAACTCTAGCCTAACTGGTTCATTTACCGGAAGCTTTGCTGGTAACTTTGTAGGTACTAGTAACTTACCTGACTTGACTCAAGGTACTGGTATTAGCGCTTTCACATATGATGGATCTACTACAGCTGCAGTAGCAGTATCAGGAGCAGCTACTTTAACTACTGGATTAGTAACAAAATGGACAGGAGCTGCATTTGCAAATTCTAGTATTACTGATGCTGCTAACGTTACTATTAATAACGCAGGCGGAGTTTTAGTTCAAGCAGGAGGCTTATATGTAACAGGTGCTTCTACATTCCACGATAATGTGGTAATGCAGGCTAACTTAACTGTAAACGGTACCGCTTCGTTCCAAAACGTACAAAACTTAGCAGTCGTAGACCAGTTTATTTTATTAAACTCCGGTTCAACTACATTCCAAGATTCAGGTATCGTAATCAACACTGGTAATAGTGCAAATTCCGGCTCAGCTTTCTTCCTAGAAACAGCAGGTACTACTACAGGTACTAGCGCCTTAAACGGACGTTTTGCAGTAGCAAGCGGCGTCTTACCTGATGCAACAGCAGCAACAGCTGCAGAATATGCAGTAACTGCTTTGATTTCAGGATCTACACCTGGAAATGCTGTTCCACAATTTGGCGGTACGGGATTAGGTCAAGGTAACATGTGGATAAATACTGCTACCGACGAGCTTTTCATATATTTTTAATCAATAAAGGCTCTATTTATAATAGAATATTGTAGGCCTTAACAGGAAGTAGGCATATACACGGCATAAGTGTATGTATCTAACCACAATACAAATTGTATAAAATGCCGAATTGGAAAAAACTCATTGTCTCTGGCAGTGCCGGAAACCTATCATCTCTTAGTGTAGATACTTCTATATCTGCCTCTATAATTAGTGCTAATCAATTTACCGGCTCTTTATATGGAACTGCTTCCCAAGCTGTTTCTTCTTCTTACGCCCTGACTGCTTCATATGTTTTAAATGGAGGATCAGGTGGCGGCGCCACAACAGGATCAAATACATTTTCTGGAAGTCAAACTATATCTGGTAGCTTAACTGTTACAGGAAGTGCGTCTGCGAATATATTTTTATATCCACAAACCGCCTCTAATGTAGTGGTTCCTGCTGGATATAACGGACTACTATTAACACCAGTGCAGCTACAGGGTACAAGTAGCGTAGAGATTGGATCACGCTTAATAATACTATAGGTTTAATGTATAAAACGAAATATTTATAATAGGTATAAAAACAAAATAAAACAAGATGAGTACTTTACAGGTTAATAGAATTATACCCTTAACAGGGACTTCGGTATATATAGAAGGAGCAATTATAGATAGCGCATCATTTGCATTAACTGCATCTTATGTAGCTAGTGTAGCTTCTTCTTCTTATTCTACTTTCGCTGTAACAGCCTCTTATGTATTAATAGCACAGACAGCAAGCTATGTAGCTGTTGCAGTAAGCGCATCTCGTGCTACGAGTGCAGCTAACGCAGATACAGCTAGTTATGTATTAAACGCTGTAAGCGCTTCTTATGCTTTAACATCTTCTTATGCAGCTAGCGTTGGAATTAATTTTGTACAAAGCTCACCTTCAAGTACATGGACAATTAATCATAACTTGAACAACAAATATCCTTTAGTTCAGATATATGATTCAAGTGATGCTGTTATAATTCCTGCAACAATAGTAGGAACCAATACTAACACAGTGACTGTTACATTTTCAACGGCTATTAGCGGTTATGCAAGGGTTATATAAGCACATTTTATTCCTAGAATTTAGATATTTATAACAAATAATATTTCAACAATGATCATAGATAGTGGCGTAATAACCGGATCACTTCAAGTAAGCGGATCTCTTATCGTAACAGGCAGCAGTAACTTACAAGGTAACGTTAGTATTACCGGTAGTTTAAACGTAAATGGCCCAATTTCTGGTGCTATAACCGGTTCTATTACAAACGCTGTAAGTGCATCCTACGCACTAAGTGCATCTTATGCTTTAAATGCAACAACTGCTAATAGTGCAACAAGTGCTTCAAGAGCAACTAGTGCAGCTAGTGCAGATACAGCAACAAGTGCATCTTATGCTTTAAATGCTTCAACAGCAGATAGCGCAACAAGTGCATCTCGTGCTACTTCAGCAGCTAATGCTGATAACGCAACGAGCGCATCTTATGCATTAAGCGGTTCTTATGCTTTAAATGCAACAAGCGCATCTCGTGCAACAAGCGCAGCTAATGCTGACACAGCTTCCTATGTCTTAAACGCAGTAAGTGCATCATACGCTAATACTTCTTCATATTCTACTAGATTTTCAATTAATACTAGTTCAATAGCAGGATATGATTTAACAGTAAACCAAAATATTGCAATTGCAGGTACAAGAGGAGCTCAATACACCGGTAGCTTATATTTCTATGACAGTGTTGTAACACCAACTCTAGCCGCTGGATTTACATTGAATGCTTTCAGTGGTGAATTTAAGATGGGCGGATTTGGAAATCCATATTATACAACCATTTATGGAGCCAATATAGAAAGAATACGCGTTACTAGTACAAGTGTTAATATAACAGGCTCAACCAATATAACAGGTTCGTTAAACGTAAATGGTGGTATTACTGGTTCTTTATTAGGAACTGCTACAACAGCTTCTTATGTAGCAAATGCAGTAAGTGCTTCAAGAGCAACAAGTGCAGCTAGTGCAGATAACTCAACGTTATTTAACTCATTAAGCTCAAGCCAATTTCCACAATTAGTAGTAAGTAATACTTTTACAGGTAATAATGTATTTGGCAATATAACAGCATCTAATGCTCAATTTAATACTGCTTCAATTCAATACTTAAATGTTGTTTATGAAACTTCTTCTATAATATTCTCTACTGGTAGCAACCAGCTTGGAGATGCATCTAATGATGTACAAACTTTATGGGGTACAGTTACCTTACCTTCAGGACCATTACAAGTTACAGGTTCATTGATTGCAACTAATTTAACAGGTTCATTAAACGGATCTAATTTAATAGCCGGATCTGTAGCAAACGATAGATTAACAAATAGTGCAATCACAATCGCAGGTACTTCAACTTCTTTAGGCGGTTCAATTACAGCAGCTACTATTTTAACAAGTACAGGAGTATTTAGCGGGTCAGTTCAAATACCAGCTGCAAGTATTACAAACGCTCAATTAGCAAATAGTTCAGTAACAGTAACAGCAGGTACAGGTATGTTAGGTGGCGGTGCTGTTGCATTAGGATCATCAGTAACATTAACTAACGCAGGTGTAACTTCATTAACTACAAATACAGGCTTAAGTACAAATGCTTCTGCAACAGGAAACGTAACTATTACCAATACGGGTGTTACTTCAAACGTAGCAAGTACTGGTATTTCAGTATCTGGAGCTACAGGAGCAGTAACTATTACTAACACGGGTGTAACTTCAGCAGTAGCTGGTACTGCAATTTCAGTATCTGGAGCTACAGGTGCGGTAACAATTAATAATACGGGTGTAACTTCAAACGTAGCAGGAACAGGTGTTAGCGTAAGTGGTGCAACTGGCGCAGTAACAATCTCTATCGGTCAAGCAGTAGCTACTTCTTCTAACGTACAATTTAACTCATTAGGAGTTGGTACAGCAGGATCTGCTACAGTAGGTGAAATTAGAGCAACTGCCGATATTACAGCTTACTATTCTTCAGATGAAAGATTAAAAGAGAATATTACTAGAATTGAAGACCCAATTGCTAAAATTAAAGCAATAGACGGTGTTACTTTTAGCTGGAAAGGAGGATTTGAAGAAGTACATTCTCATACAGGCAGCGATACTGGAGTTATAGCACAACAAATTGAAGCTATTAATTTACCTGACACTGTTACTACTCGTGATAATGGGTACAAAGCTGTTAAATATGAAAAATTAAATGCTTTATTAATTGAAGGTATGAAAGCACAACAGGCGCAAATAGATTTCTTACAACAACAATTAGAAGAAGTAAAAGCAATTTTAAATAAATAAGTTATGGGATTTATTGTAAAGCAGCCCTTGGAGACAAACCAAGGCCTCTTAACCGAGGCTTATGTAAGAATTGAAATGTACATAGTAGATATGTTCTACGGATTATTACATACAACTATTGCAATGTATCCTAGCAGACAAGCAGCTTTAGAAACTTTTCCGATATACTTTGGAGAGGTTAATCCACATCCATCTCAAATTATAGGAGTGAGTCTTGTATATAACGATCAAGAAATACAGTATCCTACCTATTTTGAAATACCTCTTGTTAAAGATGAAGAAGTAGAGATACCGGTATTTGAAGAAGTAACTGAGACTAAAATAAGTAAGTATTACGATTTCGACGAAGACGGTAATATAGTAGAAAGAGAAAAACAGACTGAAGCTAAGAAAATTGTTCAAACAGGTACTCAAACAATAGTAAAGCAGAAGATAGACATTAATAAGAACAGCGGTAATATTTACTCTTTTGCTTACGAGCAGATTAAAAGAGAGTTTGGAGCAATATTTGGAGACGAAAACATAATAGACGACTAATGGGCATAAGTACTTTCGGAGCGACTAACGTTTCTTTAAATCAGGCTGCTACCTATGTAGGAGCTTCGCCAAAATCTCTACGTACTGTAGGAGGTAAAACTTTCCCTCTCTATAATACAGGTGCAGCATCTATGAATACTATGTTACAAAGTACTAGCTTATTTCAAGTTATAGTACAGAGTAGTAACGTAGCACAAGGAACAGTATCTATTACATATCCTTTTTCAGCTAGCGGACAAGGCGCAGGTACAGGCGTATTTGTAATCTCAAAAGCATATGCTTATATTACTATCGTAGCTACTTCAATTTACCCTTTCTATTTTAGAAGATGGGCAACTACTTCAGGTGGAGTAACTCCAATCTTGACCGGAGGAACAACATCGGGTGCTAACCAACCTTACGGTACTGCAGCATCTCCAATCGTGTACACTTACAACTTCAATACAACTGATGCTGAAAGTTATACAACGATTTATGCTGTGTTCTCTTAATATTTATTAATAAATCAGTTATGAACGTAATATGGTGTGCCGAGCACATACAGTTTTATTCTAATTTAGAAAAGGCATTCCTTTATACTTCCGTTCTTACTTGGAAGCATTTTTATCCTGAACATACTACAAATCTTTACTGTGACGACCATAGCAAAGCTATTATCCAGAACATGGGTATACTTGACTTATGGGATAATGTTAATACAGACGTTCTTAACAAGAAGAAGTATGAGTTTGATCAGACCGCTTTTTGGGCTTCTTCAAAGTTAAAGGTAATTAATGAAATTGAAGCTCCATTTGTTATCCTAGACCTTGATTTATTCATTAAGACAAAGTTTATACCGGAAGATTACTGGAAATATGACGTTGTAGGTAACTTTATGGAAATAACTAAGAATCATTACCTAGAACCCTACAAGATTAAGAAGTATATGGACCTTCCTAACTATGAATGGGATGATAAAGCTATAAATGTAGCTTTTCTTTATATAAACAGTGAAGAGTTAAGAGCAGAGTATGCAAAAACAGCTTTAGAGTGGATGGAGATCATGACTAAGAACGGTGGAACTGTGAACGGACTTAATATGGTCTTTTGTGAGCAGAAACTACTGTGGCAACTGGTTAAACACCGTAATTTAAGTCATAAATTCCTATTTGACGAAACTTTAATCTGCTGGAAAGATCAATGGATTAAAAACGGATTAGGATTATTTGATAAAAAGGATGAATACGATTATGCAACTCATTTCGGACCTAATAAAAGAAGGTCTTTTGATGATAGCGATGGATACTACTTAGAATGCAAGCAAAATGTATTAGAAGTGTTCTTTAAGTACTTTCCGCACTTAAGTGTAAATGTTTTAAACTTATTAGAAACTGGTTATGTTTAATTATGAATATCTAAAGACTCATCTTACCAATAACCTAGACGAACCTATTCCTTATAGGTGGACTCATGGTGCAACCGATCTACATTTAGGAGACGGACTGGTGCTTTATGCTCTAATTCAGCATATGCGAGCCAAAAACTGTGTATGTATAGGGTCTGGCGGCGGGTTTATACCGAGAATCATGACTCAAGCACGTAAAGACCTACATGAACAAGGGATTTTTACGGGAGATCCTGGGATATCCTGGGGAGATATAGGGGTAACCTATGTAGTAGATGCTTGTAACGGTGTTGGAGGACCTAATGATCTTGAAAGGGAGACTTCGTTTTTCCGTAGTGTATTCCAACCTCGCTTTATTAAGTCTACATCAGAGGAAGCCTACTATAACTTCTTTGTTCCACAAGATATTAAAATAGACGTGTTGTTTATCGACGGAGACCACTCTTACGAAGGGGTAAAACTTGATTTTGAATTGTATTCGAAACTTTTAGCCCCAAAAGGCGTAGTAATACTACATGATTCTGATGAAAATTACTCTAATTCCCTGATAATTTCCGAAGATGCTAAGAAAGATTACCATTCTTTCGATGGACCTGCAAAATTTGTTAAAGAATTACAAGAAAATCCCGAATGGAATTTGGTAAATCTATTTAATTTTCGTATATTGAAGGATAAACCGTCTTCAACTGGTATTACAATAATTAATAAGAAATGATTAGACTAGCAACTGTTGTTGGATCTAGAACAAATATACTTTGGCATTTTTTAACTTACTACTCTGATATAGTAGATGAGATTTGTGTAGGTGTCTACGATTGGAGCGATAAAGAGCTCTCTAAAGAAGTAGAAAAAATAATAGAGGAGTTTCCGAAAGCAAAAATAGTTCTAAGACGTACAGCTGAAAAGTATAATTGGGAGACTGTAACTAACATGTACAATGAAATAAAAAATCAGCATCCTGAAGATTGGTGGATTGTTGCTGATGATGATGAGTTTCACGAATACTCCGAATCTTTAGAATATATTATACATGACTGTGAAGAAAATGGATGGGATTTAGTAAGAGGAGGATTTGTTGATAGAATAGGACCAGGTGGAACGTTTCCAGAACTACAACCAGAAAAAGATATCTTTGAGCAATTTCCTCTAGCAGGATTCTTTAGATATCCTTTATCAGGAGCATGTCCAAATAAGATTTGTATTATGAAAGGTTATGTAGAATTAACTCCTGGACAACATTATGCAAAGATAGACGGACATGTAACTTGGAAATGGCAAGGTTGGAACCATCCACTAATTGCTCCTCATAGAAAATTTAACGTTATAGTAAACCATTTTAAATGGGATGCTACTTGTGGTGACAGGATTAGAGCAGTAGCAAATACAAATAGAGAAAGTGCATACTCGGAAGAGTATAGAAAAATGTATAGAGAGTTAGCAAAGTCTAGGTTTAAAATTGACATAACGGATCCTCGTTTTATGATAGAAGAGGTTGGAGTTTGGGACTATAAAAACTGGGATAGATTACTTAACTTAATAATTTCAATATAATACAATTAATATGAGTACAAAAAAAGAAACAGATAACGACTTATTACTTCTTGAAACAAGAAAAGTAAAAGCGTTAGAAAAAATTGCAAACAGCGTAGATGCTCTTACAGTTTGGTTTGAAGAAGTAGATAAACAAGAATGGAGTGATAGAATCCAGTATTATTTGTCTGAATTTCATAAGTTAGTACCAAAAGAAAAAACTAATGCATAAACTTGGTGTAATAGTTCCATACAGAAACAGGTATGAGCATTTGCAAGAGTTTAAAAAAAGTATAGTAAAATATTTAGAATCTAAAAATATGGATTTTAAAATTATCATCGTCGAACAAGACAATGCTAAACTTTTTAATAGAGGAATGTTATGCAACATTGGGTTTATAGAAGCACAAAAAGAAAATTGTGATTATATAGTAATCCACGATATTGACATGATACCAGTTGATGTGGATTATTCGTATTCAAATGTACCCGTGCATTTAGCAACTGATAATATTCCATTTGAATCTTATTTTGGCGGAATGACTATGTTCCCTACTGATATATTTGAAAAAATAAATGGGTTTTCTAATTTATATTGGGGATGGGGATTTGAAGATGATGATTTACGTTATAGATGTGTAAAAAAAAATGTACCATTTAAAAAAACTATAAGTGATACATTTACTAAACAAAAATTACCTATTTTTAATGGAGTCAATGCTTACGCAAAAATTCCTAATATTGTAAATTATAATAAAAGTTTTAAAATAGAATTAGATATCAATTTGGCTAGAGTTGTTTATAATGAAAATCTGCAATATGATATATTTCCTATTTTATCAATAAAAGGCTACGATTTTAAATTATTTTACAATTCTTTTAATAGATTTTATTTACAGTTATTTGATAAAAAAGGTAATTATTATGATCTTCATTCGGATATTGTAACAGCATCAAATAATAAGATATTAATCGAATATAACAAGGAAAAAAATATCGTTAATTTTTCAGTAAACGGTATTTTAGGTAGTGTCGAACTATCAAATAGTATATACAATTATTCAAAAGAAGAAAGTATAATAGTAGGTTCTGATGATGAAAAGAAACATTTTTTTAAAGGCAGTATAAATGAGTTTTTATTAGAGCAAAATGATCAAATAAAAATACACTACAAAAACTATGATATTAATGAATATAAATTTACTGATATTTCTAGTAATGAAAATCACGGAGAGTTTTTTAATATCTATATTGACTACTTTAAACCATTTATAAATTATTATTCATATATTCCATTTAGACGAAATAGTAAACTGGTAAAATTAGAACACAAAGACTGTGGGTTTAATAATGGTAGGTGGCAAGATGATAATAGTAGATGGAATCAATTAAGATATAATAATGAAATACAAACAGGTTCCGGAGATAGAAAAATAGACGGCCTAACAACTTTAGGAAAATATAAAATACACGGTAAAGCTAATCAAGGTAATATAATACATTTAAACGTTGGAATATAATGAAATTAGGAGTATGTGTACCATATAGAAACAGAGAAGAACATCTCAAAGAATTTGTACCTCGAGTAGGAAAATTTTTAGAAGAGAGAGGTATAGAGTATGCTATGTACTTTGGACATCAGGTAGACGATAAGTTATTTAATAGAGGTGCTATGAAAAACGTAGCAGCTGAACAAGCTTTTAAAGACGGATGCGATTACATTGTATGGCATGACATTGATATGATCCCTCTAGACGATGATTGTGATTATTCTTATCCAAAAGATAATCCAAGACATATTGCTATTCATATTTCAAAAACAGACTACCATTTAAAGTACGAAGATTACTTTGGCGGCGCAGTTATATTCACAAAAGAACAAGTAGAACGTACTAACGGATACTCTAATGATTACTGGGACTGGGGTATGGAAGATGATGACTTATTCTGGAGATGTGTATTAGAAGGGTACGCTGATATTAAGTACGTAGATTATAAAGAAACTAAGCCTTTTTTAAGATTCGATGGACGTAGTTCATATGTAAAGATACCTTCAAGTAATACTCTAAATTTACTTACTCAAAAAAGCCATACAGTTTCTATACTAGTAAGGTCTTTTCACCAACAAGAAAAAATGCCAATCTACTTAATTGGCGCTGAAGATAAACAATTTATTGAGTACCCTATATTCAGAAGACCTGGATACGATTACGGTATTTCCTATAATAATTCTAGAGCCTATACAGTAATGCTATGGGACCTATTTAATAAACCTATCTACCAATGGATGAAAAGGTACGAGAATCAGTGGAGCTGGGTTACATTTACTGTTGATTCTTACGAGAAGAAGATTCACGTCTATATGAACGGAATAGAGTCTCAAGCATCTAACGGTACAGGAGTAGATTCTCCAGCCTCTTACAAAGGAGGTTTAAAAAAGTATCATAATATAGACTATTACTTAGGTACAACTTTATCAGTAGATGAAGAGCATCCTGCAAAGTTTTTTAAAGGAGACATAGCTAAAGTAAAGATATGGGATAGGTGTTTAGATCAAAAAGAAATACTAGATTCCCTTAGCAATCAAGTAGAAGGTCTTATATTAGATTACGAACTCAATAGCGAAGATTCTCTAGAAGATCTATCCGGTAATAGTAATAACAGTTTAGTTTTTAACTGTAAAAAGTTTGAAGAAGACATTAAAATTCCTTATACTATAGTACCGCATAGAACTCCCGGTAGAATGGAATGTTTACCGCATGTAGATGAAGGGCTTGTAGATGGAAAATGGGCTAAAGGAGAAACTACTGCACGAAATGAGTTTAGATACATCATGGGAATGCAGCAAGGCAAGATAAACCATAAAAAAGACGGTATGAATACCTTAAAATATACTTTAGTAAGTAAAGAAGAAATTGCAAAAAATTGTTTCATGATAAACGTAATATTATAATATGTCAACAGCATTAGAGAATCCATTCTTTAGGAATGTTAAAAAAGAGCTTGATAGCGTAGGACATGGAATGTGTCTAGCTAAATGGACGCAAGTAACTTTACAGCTGCAGAGCGGGCATAACCACTCCTGTCACCACCCTACTACTCATAAAATTTCTAAAGAAGAGATTAAGAGAAATCCTTCTGCTCTACACAATACTCGTTATAAAAAATTACGTAGAAGAGAGATGTTAATGGGAGAGAGACCTGCAGAATGTGATTATTGTTGGAATGTAGAAGATAGTTCTAAGTTATTTAGCGATAGAGTCTTTAAATCAGCTGAATCCTGGTCCTTTCCGTTTAAAGAGGAGATTTTTAAATCAGATTGGAGAGAAGATTATAACCCTAAGTACGTAGAAGTTGCTTTTTCTAGTACGTGTAACTTTAAGTGTTCATATTGTGGACCTTCTTTTAGTACTAAGTGGATGGAAGAAATTAATAAGTTTGGAGGATATCCGACATTAGATAATTTTAACTCTACAGATTGGATGACAAGAGAAGATAAAATGCCTATCTTAGCTAGTGAAGATAATCCCTATACTGAAGCTTTCTGGAAATGGTGGCCTGAATTATATAAGGACCTACATACTTTTAGGATTACAGGAGGAGAGCCTTTATTAGCAAAAGATACCTGGAAGGTATTAGACTATATTATCGATCATCCAGACCCAAATAAAAAGCTAAAGTTAGCTATCAACTCTAACTTAGGAGCTCCTGACGAGTTGATTAATAAATTTATTGAAAAAATAAAGCGTATTGAAGATGAAGGTAGAGTAGAGGAATTAGTTGTATTTACTTCTTGCGATACTTGGGGAGAACAAGCTGAGTATATTAGATCCGGGTTAGAGTTTAATAGATTTTGGGATAACATTAATAAAATTTTAACAGCATGTCCTAGAGTCGTTGTTACATTTATGGTAACATATAATGCTTTAAGCGTATTCAACTACGGAAGACTTATTGAAGAAGTCTACAAACTAAAAGAAATGTATGCTAGTCCTGATAGATATTGGAACTCAGCTACATTCTTAGACTCCTCTTACTTAAGGTATCCGCTACATCAAACAGTACAGATATTACCTTATGATTTCTCCCAATTAGTATTAGATCAAGCCAAGCTAGTAAGTTATCTTGCAGCACCTTCCTTTGATACACGTCATATAGGATACGCTGATGTAGAGGTACAGAAAGTAGAGAGAATTTACGATTGGATGATAGCACCACAAGACCTAGATCAGCAGATGAAAAATAGGTATAGTTTTCATAAGTTCTTTGAAGAACATGATAAACGTAGAGGGACAGACTTTATTAAAACTTTTCCTGAATTAGAAGATTTCTATAACTTTTGTAAAACGATTCAAATATGAGTTTAAGAATAAATAAAGATAACATTTATAAAGTATCTGCTAAAATTCCTTTTTTCGATAAATTAGAAGAGGATTCAATGAGCGATGATTTTACTTTATTTGCTAGAATTAAAGTTACAGACCAGGATATACTTGAAGGAATAGATAAGTTTGTAATAGCAAGAAACGGAGCTCACTCCGGCATATCGATAGTAAAGGATGATTATAATTATAACCTTTATGTACAGTATTCGTATTGGTTTTGGGAAAAGACTGCTAAAAAAGATATTTTAGACGTACAACAGATACATTTTAAATTAGAAGAAGAAGAGTTAAGCGACTATATAAACTTATGGATGGTTAATAATCAAGAAGAAAGTAAAATAGACTGTTACTGCAACGGTAAATTAGCAGGTACTATGAATTACCAAGGAAAACTTAAAGCTTTTTACGACGATGCTCCCTACTGGTTCGGATGCGGAAATATGCTTAATGAAGGAGAAAAGCAAGTAGGAGATTTTGAATACGATATCGCCTTCTCTATCAGGAAACCTTTAAGCGTAGAAGAAGTAAAAGATTTACTAGAAAATTATCGCTTAAAGTATAGTATGCCTGTATTTGAAAAATACGCTGCCTTCAAGCCAGATTGGGAACTAACTAAGTACTTTACTTTTTTCTGTGACTTCAAAGATACAAACCGTTACAAAGTTTGGAATTATGCCTTTAACGGATATTATCCAGAATTATTTATTAAAGATTAATTATGAAGATAGCTGTTTGTTTAAGTGGACAACTAAGAACATGGAGACAGTGTTATGAGTCTTGGGATCTACTATTTAAAGGATTAGAGAAGTCTAAACACTTAGAAAACGAGATTATAGAGATAGATTACTTTATTCATACGTGGGACTTTAACAGTAAGCCTTATTCTCAATGGACTTTAGAGAGACAAGGCATAAACGGTTTTCAAGCCCCTCCTGCTGAGTTACATGATCAGAAAGAATTAGAGGATTTTCTAAGCCTTGTTAAGCCTAAAAAGTACTTAATTGAAAACGAAGAAAAGAGCGATTCTAGGAAAATAAAATTAGATGAAAGATCTAGATTTCGACTAGACGATACTAAATGGCCTCCTTTAAGTTGGTCTGGTAGTCAACTATACGGTCTGATGATGGCCGGCTGGTTAAAAAAAGAATACGAATTAGAAAACGGTTTTAAATACGACATGGTCGTTAGACTAAGACCCGATTTACACTTTAACGAATTGAACAGACGTATCTTAGCTAATGATTTTACGCCGCTTAAGTCAAAAACGGTATATTCTTGTCATAGTTTTGCTACTCACGAATTTCCACATGATGCAGCAGGAGACATCTTCTTTTATTCTGATTCAGAGACTTACGATGTGATGTCTTCTTTGTATAATTGGCTCTCTCAAATGGACCCTCATATTTTTAGAGTTGATTTCAGGATAGAAGAGATGCTTGTGTATTTTATGAGGATGTTTAATTTTAAAAATATGAGATTAAAGCTCGACCCTAAAGTTCAAAGATAGTATGAAAGATGTATTTAATATCGCTGTCTGTATTAGCGGACAGTCAAGAACATGGCGCTCTGCTAAAGAGAATATTTTAAATTATTTGAATATAAAAGAAATAGAGCAACGTCCTGGAGTAAAGGTTAACGTAGATTACTTTATACATACCTGGGACACTAACAGTTATAGAGATAAGACACAACCGAGGTGGGAGAATGCTGATTATAAAATAGATCCTTCAGAAGAGGACGATATAAAATTTACTTTTATTCCAGCAGCTATGGAATATGAAGCTTACGATTCTGAAACACATCTACACGCTTGGTCTGGATTACTTTATAGCTTTATGAGAAGTGTTATGCTTAAGAGGAAGTATGAGCTAAAGCACGACATTGTCTATGATATGGTCGTTAAGACGAGATTTGATATAAACTTTCCTCAAGAAGGCATAAATAAGTATAGCTTACCTATAAACAGGTTTTATCCACATATCTGTAGACCTTTAACAGCTTATGCTTCATCCTTTACTCCTACCAAATTCCCCGTGGAATTCTATTATAATTCTTTCGACGATGTATTCTTTTATGCTGATTCCCCTACAATGGATTTAATAGCTCTTGTATATGATTGGTATAAAGACATAACCGTTAGAGGATTAATTAAAAAACAAGCAGGTGAGTATGTAGAAGATGCTGAATACTATTACGGACCCGGGACTTTACTTTACAAACATTTAGTAAACTGGAATATACATCCTTATGCAGAGCATGCTAATCCATACTACGTTGTTAGAAAGACAGCGTTAGACCTAGGGTTACATAGCATAAAGGATTGGAAACAAATACACGACTTACATTGGGACTGGTATAATACTGGCTACGCAGCAAATGAAAGCTTTAAATAATGAAAAAAGTATTATTTTTATCTCCTATTGACAAAGAAAGTATACTACTATCTTATTTAATGCCTTACCAAGTCGAAAGAGGTCACTCAGAGGTAGTAGATGTATATGCCTATAATACACCTGTTAAGAGCTGGTACGAGAATAAAGCACAGAGCTTAGAAAACTTAGAGAAGCATTATAAGTTTTTGTATCATGGGATTGAAATAGACTATAAGATAGTTAATTTTAGACATAGTGATGCCCCTAGCTATGAAGCCTTTGCTAGACAGCAAAAAGAAGAGCAAGGTTACGATAAAGTCTTTGCTTTTATAAGAAAGATGTTTGAAAAAGATTTTAACTGGAAGGAATGGAATTTTACTGATAAAGAAGCATTAGAAGTGATCTACTTAAACGTAATAGAGACTTTTCATGACACGGATGATATTATGAAGCAGTTCTTACAGGAACATAAAGTAATTTCTGCAAGTCAATTTAAACATTCTAGTGGAAAATTTTACTATGATCCGTTTTTAAATTTACTTTACTTCTACTACACGTATGGTTTTGATTTTCTACCTTTTAAACAGCTAGAAGTAAAAAAGACGAATTTGCTAGGGATGTACTTAAGAAAAAACTACAAGCCGCTAAGAGATAATTTATACGAAGAAATAAAGCAGCTATTTGACCAGAAAGAACTATTAGAGATTTACGGAGTTGAACCGCGACCAGAGTTCCTTACTGATTTGAAGACGTTACATATACCTACAGGATGGGATAAAAACCATATAACATCGTACCTGGACTATATAACCTCAGTATGTGGATTTGTATTTGAGACCTCTAATTATTCAGAATTTCAATGGCCCTCTAATAGCAAAGAAAGACATTATATAACAGAGAAGACCTTAAAAGCTATTTTATATTCAAAGCTTAATATTGCTTTTATAGTAGATATGAACCCTTACAGTTTTGTAGAACTAAATAAACTAGGTTTTTGGTTTTTAAACACAGAATTTTTTAATTTTGAACAGGTAGATTCTGATGAGAATATATCTCAAAATATGAAAAGCTCTATATTTAAAAGTATAGAGTTTATCTTAGGATTACATAACGAAACAAAGTCCTTAGAGCAGACTCACGACAAGTTAACAGAATTATATTCAGAAAAAATGCAAAATAACTTTAATATTTTCATGGAATACCTAAAAACACCCAAAAATTCAAATAACCTATTAGATTTTATATTATATGAGTAATTTATTTACGTACGGATGCTCTTTTACTAACGGAAACGGATGCTTACCTTACGATTCCTACTATAAAAAGTATAGAAAATTAGAAGACGATTTAATATGGCCCGAAATTGTTGCAAAAGAACTAGGCCTTACATTATTTAACCATGGAATGGGGGCTTTTTCTAATGATAAGATACTTGATACCATGATTGAATCTCTAGACGAAGTTCAAGAAGGAGATATTGTAATAATACAAAAAACCTTTACTCATAGATTCGATATCACCTATAGAAGAGAAAAAAACGAACCTTATGCCAGACGAGGACTAACAGTGACACCTCACTGTGAAGAGTTATTAAAACAACAAGGGTATGACAACGATGAAATAAACAGTATAATGCATGCAGTTTGGCTTATGGATGGAGAATTTAATGATATGCGAGTAGATAGTAGGTTTAACTTTATGAAAAAGTTGTTTTTATCTAAAAGAGTACAGAAGTGTCTTATATGGGACGTTTTGAATTATCACGATAAGAAAAATTATGAGAGAATACATGAAGCAACCGATGGAAAAATTGTAGATGCACACTGGTCTTATAAAGGACATAGGGCTTTTGCTAATGTAATGCTGAATAAAATAAAAGCAGCGCCTTTAGAAATAGTAGCAATAAAAAAATTAGTATAATGAGTAAAAAATTGAAAGTTATTTGCGATGGAGATTCTTGGACCTTTGGATCTGAAATAGCAGACCCTAATATTAGTATGAGATATGACGGAAAAGTTCATCCCGGTAAGTACGATTGGATGGAAGAAAACGATTCCTATAGAATACCTGAAATATTCACAACTCATTTGTCTGAGTTAATGGATGCAGAAGTAATAAATTTAGCATGGCCTGCTGACGATAATGGAACTATTTTGAATAGAACTATTACATATATTACAACCAACTACATAGCTAAAGGATTACCGACAGACGATTTATTTGTAATCGTAGGTTGGTCTTCTCCTGAAAGGAACTCTTTTTGGTATAAAGATGAAAAATATGACGGTAAGTTTAGATTATGGCCTCAAGTAAGGCATTTCGATAGCCCTCCACAAGAAGACTTTTGGCAACTATATGTAACATACCTATGGCATCCTGAAGAGTACTTACCTCGTTATGTAATGAACGTATTACAGTTACAGAATTTTTTAAATGCACATAATATTAAGTGGATGTGCTACAATTCATTCTATCAAACACCAGGTAAAAATCCTAAAGAGTGGAATGATTTAGATGTTAAAGGAGAATTAGAACAATTAAACTTACATGGAACACCATACCAGACTTCTACTGAGCAAGGCAGAAAGCATCACATGTACGAGTATCTTAGTTTATGGGATACTATAGATAAAGTGAGATTTTATAAAAAAGACCTACCTGTAAGTACTTTTAAGAGCTTTATGGAGCTTAAAAATACAGAAGACCCGTACAACGGTTGGCATCCTTCTCCTAAGTCTCATAGATTATGGGCAGAAGAATTAGTTAAATACATTAATGAAAATAATTTGTTATGAGCAATATAGTTGTGTGTGGCGATTCGTTTAGTATTGGGATAGGTTGCCATGATTTACATAATGAGCCTTTCGGGTCTTTACTAGCGAAAAACTTTAATAAGAAACTTTATAACTATGCTAAAGGATCTAGTACAAATCTATCTATCTTTTTACAAGTAAAGTATGCTTTAGAAAATTTAAATAATATAGACTTACTCTGTATCGGAGTTACATCTTACAACAGAGTGGATTGGTTTCCTGAAGATATAAACCTAAAAGACGGACAACTTAGACTAACTAATGTGAATTATCACCAGTATCCGCCCTACGGTAAAGACACGTATGCCTACCTTTTAGATAATCCAATGAAAGATGATCCTAAGTACAAGGGAGAGATGCTTACAGAGAACTTCTACGGGGTGGTGGATTATGTAGATAACATCCTAAGCGGTAAGAGAGGCGCAGGAGATTATTTTGCTAAGTTTAAAGGAGAGAGACCGGAAAGAATGAAGTTACTAAGAGAGTACTATGCTGAAATATTTGATGAAAAGATACAACGGTACTTTGATGTTGGTATTATTACAATGGCTCATAACTTATTAAAGAGTAAGGGAGTTAATCATTTAATTTTAACATATGATAGTGAATTTACTCAATTTGTACCTAGAGAAAATCTAGTAAATGTAGACTGGTATAAGTTATCAAGTAAATTTCCAGACGATTTAAACACCTTACACACATCTGCAGAAGGTCAGAAAGTTGTATACGAAACTATACTTAAAAAAGTAGAGACTAATGGATGGCTTAAATAGACTTTTTACGTTTGGATGTAGTTATACCGGTTGCTGGTTTGCTACCTGGGCAGACTTAATAGGACCTAATTTTAAAGAGTACTATAATTTTGGCCGCGGTGGAGCGTGTAATACCTATTTAATGAATAAATTTATAGAGGTAGATAAACTACTTAATTTAAACGAGCAGGACCATGTTATAATTATGTTTACTGGTATAACAAGGTTCTCATTTTATAATAAAGACGGCTGGGTATGTAACGGTAATGTATATCATGCAGGCATAGATAAAGGCTTTATAGATAATATGTGGTCAATAGATTGGGGAGTCTATAATACCTGGATTGCTGCTAGTACTATAAAAACTATACTAGATCTTAAAAAGGTAAAGTACAAATTTCTTTCTTCTCTAGATAATTCTATAATATATTCTTCCTTTTATGAAGAAATTAAAGAACCTACTAAGAAATACTACGAAGAGTTTATAAATTTACTTGACGATAAAGAATCTATGGATACCTGGAAGAATAAAAGGTACACCTACCCTAAAGATTACTATAGATTTGAACACGACCAGCACGAAGACGGACATCCGACTCAGTTAATGCATTACGAATTCGTAAAAGAAAAATTACCTGAATTTAATACAAATAAAACTAGAGAAATTTACGAACTATTAGAAAGCACTTTAGATTTAAGATCTCATCAAACGCAAGCTACTTCGTTTTTTACTCATTTAAACAAACCTTATAACAAAGCCCTAAACTACCCGCTATTCTAATGAAATATAAAATAGACTTTATTTTTGACTACGTTTTTCCTACATTTATACTCCCGAATGCTACTATGCCGGAGGTTGGAGTAATTAACTACTTGTCTTCTATGCATTCTACTAAAGCACAGAATGCAACCTTATTTGAACAGCAGATTTCTTTAGGAGAGCTATTTGATAACGAACTTGGAGGAATGCCAAATTCTGCAACAGGTTATTTTTATCAAGCACAAGTGTATAAGTCTTTAGTACAAAGCGAAGAAAAAGCTCTGTATTTGAATATACCCTCTTATCGAGATTTTATATACCCTATCAAACCTAACGCTATATTAAATCAATTTGCAGGTTATAATACAGGACAAGGAAATAGAATGAATGGAGAGTTCTTCTGGAAGTACATTTCTAAAAGAGCAATGGAATACATTAAAGACAGAAGAGCTACTATCTATTTAGACTATTCCATGGAACCATGGATCGATAGAGAAACTTATATTGCATTACACGAATGTTTAAAACTCAGCGATATACCCTCTAAATCAGTTTTCATATGCGTTAATAGCTTTAACGCACAACAGTGTTACGAAAACTGGTTTCCAGAAGAAGAAAGACAATTAAAAGTTAGAAACCTACCTTTTTGTTACGATCATAGTTCCTGGTACTACAGTGATGCTTTAGAAAAAAATATTCCTCTTTGTATGAATGAGCAGGATTTTTTATCTACACACTCTACTATTAGGAGGAATCATTTTTTAATGAAAATAAGAAACGGCAGAAGCCAAAGATTAGCATTCCTGTATAAAATGGCTACTGACGATTTATTAAAGTACGGGGATTGGTCTTTTTTACTAAACAGTCCTTATAACGAAACTGCAGCTGTAGGTACGTTAGATCACTACGACTTCACAGATGTTAATTTAGAAACTGTAAAGCAGTTACACGATACTGCACCTCATTTCTTACAAAACGAACAGGCTATATCACAGTATAGCGTAAATGCATGGACCGACGTTGATTTTAAATCTTATAGCGATTCATACTTTGAAATATGTTTCGAAACTTTCATTCACGGGGAACATAAGTCTTTCACGGAAAAAGTATTTAAGCCTTTAGTAAATTACTCTCCTTTTATATTAGTAGCCTATCCTGGAGCGTTAAAGTTACTAAGAGAATTAGGTTTCAAGACATTTTCTCCTTATATTGACGAAAGTTATGATGAGATAGAAGATGCGAATCTTAGATTAAAGAAGGTATATGTTGAAATTAAAAGACTTTGTAGTATGTCTAAAGAAGAACTACATAACTGGTATTGGGGAATGAAAGATATACTCATTCATAACCACAACCACCTTATAAATCATCATAAAAACAGATTATTTGGAGAGGCTGTAATAAAAGAGTTTAGCGATATCGTTAATAAGTTAATATGAACATAGAGTCAGTATTATCAAATAATATTATTGTACATCCGCAGTATGTAAACAAGACCCTAAGCACTTTAGCTAGTGATAATAGCGGTCTTATTACGTATGAAATGAACGAATACGGGTATCGTGCTTCTAAACCTTTTAAAACAGTACCTCAATACAACGTACTAACTTTAGGATGTTCCTGGACAATGGGAATAGGTGTTGATAACAATTTAATCTGGCCTAGCCTTATAGGAAATAAATTAGGTAGAGTTCATAACTACGGAATGTACGGTGCATCTGTTTCTTTTGTTGCTAAGACCTTTTACAAGTTTCTCAACTCTGAAATAACTCCAGATATAGCCTTAATAATGTGGCCTGGGTTTTCTAGAAGGGACTACATAACAGAGACGGGGGAATTTCGAAAGATAGGAGGTTTTAGAACAGCTACTAATGAAGACCCTGTTTGGCGTAATAACGAAGAGGATTTACTGTTTTTACAGCTAAGAAATGACAATCAAGACTTAATGGAATTCTGGGAAGCATATCAATTCGTAGAAGCTCTCTCAAGAGTATACAGAATAAAGACCTTCCACACTGTAGCCGGTTATTATTACGAAATTTATAAGAATTTAAAATCAAAGTTGGAAAATACAATTAATTACCGTACATTTTACGAGCCAGAAGACTGTTATCAGAACGATCACAAGGCTGCAGACAACCAACATCCAGGAACAGCATGGCATAAGAGCTTTGCCGATGGATTTTACGGTTTTATAAAAGATAAAATATGAAAGTAGTACATAAACCGTGGGGAAAGGAAGAATGGCTTGAATTAAATGATGCTTATTGCTATAAGCGCATTTATATTAACGCTGGCTATAAGACTAGCTATCAATACCACGAGTTTAAACGAGAGACTAACTATATAATTGAAGGAACAGCTGAAATATGGCTTGAAAACGAAAGTGGAATTGTTGAGAAGAAGATAATGAAAGCAGGAGATTTCTTTAACGTAGTACCTCCTAGAAAGCATAGAGTAATAGCTCTTACAGATATTATTTTACAGGAAGTATCTACACCTCATGTAGATGATGTTATTAGAATAAACGACGAATTTAATAGAACCGATGGTAAAATTGAAGCAGAGCATAAAACACCTGCTGTATTTATTGCTGCTGCAGGATTAGGAACCCGTTTAGGTGATTTAACAAAGAGTATGAATAAAGCAATGTTACCAATTAACAACAGAGCTATTATCTCTTATATTATTGATAAATTTCCTAAAGAGTATGAATTTGTAATGTCTTTAGGTTATAAAGGAAGTGAGTTAAAGCAGTACTGCCAATTAGCCTACCCAGAGCATAACTTTACATTTGTAAACATAGACAAGTACGAAGGAGAAGGTTCTGGTCCAGGTTATTCAGCACTACAATGCAAAGAGTATTTACAACGACCCTTTTATTTTGCAGTAGCAGATTGTATTATCGATTCTAAAATGCCTCATTTAGACGGAAACTGGTTAGCTGTACATCCTACAGCCTATCCTGAGAAGTATTCGACAATTCAAATTGATAAAGACGATAATATTTTAGCATTTACAAACAAAGACGCTAAAGGTTACGATAATGCGTTTATAGGCTTAGCTAGCATCTGGGATTATGAGATATTCTGGAGTGAATTAGAGGCTAATATGAAGAATGGAGAGCTAGTATCTGCATTTGAAAATACAAATAAGTATACTAAGTTTAAAGCTAAGCATTTAAAGTGGTTAGATACAGGTAACCTAGATGATTTAAATAGAGCTAAGGAATATTTTCACGATAACCCTTTATCTCTATATAAAGTAACAGAGGAAGTAACTTATAAAATGGGTAATTTTATTAAATTTAGTCCGGATAGAGAGTTTAACAGGAATAAGGCTGAAAGAGCAGAGATACTAAAGGATTTAATTCCGTCAAACTTTAAATCGACAGATAATTTTATAAGCTATCATTGGGAGCAGGGCGATACTCTATATAGACATGATTCGAGTATTCTTTATAGTAAATTTTTAAATCAATTAGAGGTTAATATTAATAGTAGTGAAAAATATAAAGGAGATAAGGAGTTATTTGATAAATTCTACGGTACAAAGACTACTAATAGAGTATTAGCTTTTCTAGATAGGTTTGGTTCAGAGTACTTTAATAAAAACTACAGTATTAACGGTAAGAAGTATAGTTCAATGGACTCTATACTAACTCAACTTGATACACAGGTACTCTACGACAATCCGATGTATACTTTATTTCACGGCGATTTGCAGTTTGATAATATAATTTGGCATAGCTTTTCGGGTAAATTTACTTATATTGATTGGAGAGAGTCGTTCGGGGGTTCAACAAAGGGCGGAGACATCTACTATGACTTAGCTAAGTTGTACGGCGGTACTATTATTCCTTACGATATGATGAAGGAATATAATGCTATCGAATTAGTAGAAGGGTCTACTGAGATTGTGTACAATTACTTTGTTAGCGAAGATTTAGGAGAGTTTAGATTACAGTATGAGAACTGGATTACTAAAAATGGATTCGACTTAGATAAGGTAAAATTAATAACGGGCTTGATATTTTTAAACATGTCTCCGTTGCATGATGAGAAGTTCGGAAAGATGTTATGGTTTAAAGCAATTGAAATATTAAATGACTACAGTAAATAAACATACAAGACTATACGGATCATTTTCTTCAGACCCAGGCAACAACGGATCTATGTTCTTTAATCCCAAGTTTGAACAAGACAGTATAAATGCTATCTATAAATCTTTCTACTCGGAGGATATAAGAGATTCTGTTTTTGCTGCTAGAATATTAAACTTTAGCGGCTTTGCTGTTAGTATGCCATTTAAAACAGAAGTATTAAAGTACGTGGACGAAGTAGATCCTATAGCTCAAGTAATAGGCGCTGCTAATACTGTTGTGAATAATAACGGACATTTTAAAGCTTATAATACAGATTGGGTAGGAGTATTTAACTTTTTTAAAGATAAAGGCTTAAAACATATTAATATTATAGGGACAGGCGGCTTTGCTAAAGCAATAATGTATGCTTTTACTCAACTAGGCATAAATTTTTCAATAGTAAGTAGAAAAGATATTAATACTATAGACGAAGTAACTGGAGAATATTTTATAAATGCAACACCAGCTGAGATTAAATCTGAAATCAATACTATCTTTGATGCTAGAGGCTTTACAGAAGTAGGAAAAGAGATATCTAAGTTACAAGCAGAAGAACAATATAAACTATACATAAATGGCTAAGTACTTTATTTGTCCGATGTCGAAAAATATTGTAGATACTGTCTGTGTGCTAGACTCTACTGACTTTGGCTTTGCAGTAACTAGACGTCAAGTAGATTATGACGGCGGATATGTTAACGGATGGAATACGAAAAGTTTTTACGATTACGTTAAAAGTAAAAATAGTAGTATTATATTAGAGAGAGACCATGGAGGACCTTCTCAAGGAACAGTTGAGGATAACGGACTTGTTTCTTATAGAGATGATTTAAACTACTTTGATATAATACATATTGACCCCTGGAAGCAAGCTAAGTCTATTTCAGAAGGATTAAGCCTAACTAATAATACTTTGCTAGAGTTATATCAGCATAATCCTAAAGTAAAATACGAAGTACTAACAGAAGCTGCTATTAAGCAATTCAATTATAAAGAATACCGAGCTATACTTTCAGACCTAAGGTTTTTTTCTGCAGAAGCGTTTGATAATATAGAATATGTAGTAGTACAGTCTGGAGTTAAGATAGATTTAGTAAGCAGAAAGAATACAAGTAAGTTTTTAACAGAACCTTTATCAGCTATGGTTAGGGTATGTAAAGAGTACGGAAAAAAGACTAAGGAGCATAACGGTGATTACTTATCAAAGGAAGAAAAAGATATGAGATTCCATGCTGGAATAGATGCTATTAATATAGGGCCTGAATTAATACAGCTTGAAACAGAAGTATATCTAGAACATATGAGCGAAGTAGAAAAAAACGCTTTTTATAAGGTGTGTGTAGAGTCTAGAAAGTGGGAGCGATGGGTTACGCCGGAGTTTGATATAAACGATAAAGATACGGTAATAAGAGTATGCGGACATTATAATTACGGTAAGCTAACCTTAAAGAAAGACATAAATAACATTGTTAAAGATACAATAAAACATAGATTAAATGGATATTAGGCCTAAAACAATTTTTTGCGATATAGACGGAACATTACTCGAGCATTTCCCCCCAGGAGCAAGCTTTTACGGTTTTAAACCTAAAGTTCTACCTGGTACTGTAGAGAAGTTATTAGAATGGGATAAGAAAGGGTATAACATTATCCTAACTACAGGAAGAAAAGAGTCTATGAGAAAAATTACCGTAGAACAGTTAGAATCAGCAGGAATATTCTATGATCAATTGATTATGGGTATAGGAGGAGGAGTAAGAGTGCTAATTAACGACTATAAACCTAATAGCACTGAAGAGACAGCAGTAGCAATAACTTTAGAACGAGATTTTGGAATTAATAAAATAAACATATAATGACAGACAGAAAGTATTTACCTACCTTAAGTGAATTAGTAGACAGATTAAGTATTGTACAGTTAAAAGAGGTTTTCATACCTGAACATAAAGCTGAATATGCACAAGAGATTGCAGATATCACTCATGACGTACAATTAGCGCTTAACGAACAGAAAGGAGTAGTAACAGCAGAAACAATTAGAGCAATTATAGTCCTTGCACAGATGAATTTGCATATCTGGCATAACGAATCTAATGTACGTAAAGGAATTAAAGACGGTAACACTTTAGAACTAACCCACGGACTAAACGGTATTCGTAATACAGCTAAGAATAAGATTCAAGAAGTAGCAGGCGGTAGAAAGGACTATAAGATTGACTGTTTGGCAGCTGATATGCAAGTTTGGGAAGTTAGCTGGAATAATACAACTCCGGATACTCAACAATAACATTTATACCTCCGGAGTTTGTAGCGTAAGCGTAAGCCAAGTCTATATCTTGCCAAGTAAGGCAGTTATGAAATTCTATATTCTTACACATTGATTTAAACTCTTCTAAGTAGTTACCTTTATGCTGATGTCCTGGATCTAAGGGCTTATCTGATCCTTTACCTACTCTAATGATCATATCTACATTCCAACCACTCATCGGTTTTAATTTATCAACATGATTAACTAGTTGGTTAGTAGCACAGATTAAGAAGTCCCAACGAGGATAGAAGGTAATTACAAATCTACCTGCCATTGCTAAACCGAGAGACATTCCCATTTGAGATTCCTCCATAACTGGTACTTCAACCATTTTATGCTTAGGAACTCCTCCTAAAGTAGTACTCATAGGATTACCTGGCCATAATATTTGTTGACCTATAAAATTAGTGAAGCTGAATTGCCCTAAAGTATCCATTGCTTTAGTTAAAGCATCTTTATAAGGGGTATATTGCGGTGTACTCATCGTCTTAAAAATTTACGTCCGGTTTTTATTTTATCTCTCCAATAATTTAATAAATCTAGCATAGTTGTTTCGTAAGATATTTCTGGCTTCCAACCTGTATGGTTTTTAAACTTAGAAGTATCTGGTAATTGCAAATCAGCATCTATAGGCCTTAACCTTTCCTGGTCAACAACTATTTGAATATTAGATACCGTAGAAAGTCTAACTAAATGGTATAAAGTTTCTTCTACTGTACAAGTATACTCTCCTCCTATATTGTAATACTCACCTGCAGTAGGATTAACTGTTAAAAGCAAGTAGTAAGCTTTAACTGCATCTCTCACATCAGCATAAGTTCTTAAAGATTGTAAATTACCAACGTAGATCTTAGGTTCCTGTAATCCTGCTTCAATCATTGCAATTTGTTTTGCAAAAGTAGACTCATGAAATACATCACCACGTCTTGGACCAGTGTGAGTAAACATTCTAGTAGTCATAATCTGCATATCGAATGCTTCAGCGTAGTACTTACCCAGTAAATCTGTACCGCATTTTGAAATAGCATAAGGAGATGCTGGGTGTATTGAACACTCTTCGTTTATTGGAAGTTTATCTTTTGAAACCTTACCGAATATCTCACTGGAAGAACAAACATGTATCTTAGCATCACTATACTTAGAGTTTTTTAGTGTTTCAAGTAGGTTAGCTGTACCTATAATGTTCGTTTGTAACGTTTCAATAGGAGATATAAAACTTGTTTGAGGATAAGACTGTGCTGCTAGATGAAAGACGTAATTTGGCTTGGATATATTAACAGCATTTATTAAAGAACACATGTCATTTAAGTCTCCGTATATTAATTTGATTCTTTTACCTTTATTTATAGTATCAGATAAGTGCTCTATATTTTCTAAGTTATCATTCCACCTTAGAAAACCGTAAATCTTCCAGTCTGTATTCTCTAATAAGAAATCAGCTAGGTGAGAACCTACCATACCTGTAATACCTGTGATTAAAACATTACCCATTTTCCTGTTCCGTAGTGCGGCCACTGTTTTTCGTATTTGTAATAAATTACATTATCTGGAATAGGTTTTTGAACCTTCCATGTTTCAACTGTAGGAGTATTTGTTGATACACCATTATCTTCAACTACAAACTGTACCGGTAACCCGTGATTTGTAACGTATTTATGCATCTCATAGAATTGACCTGTTTCAAAAGCCATATCACCTATAAAGACCCATACTTTATTTTCACTGCTTGAAGCTTTTAATTGCATTGCAACACCTACCGCTATAGGTATAATAGCTCCTACAATAGCCGAAGAGTAAAAGTTATGTTCTTGATTAACAATAGTAATAGACCTACCTTCTAGTATCTCTTTTTCTAGCCAAGAAGGGTCTATGCCTTTTAATAATGCATGGTAATGAGATCTCCAAGTTGAAAATACCCAATCACCCTGTTTTACGTCTTTAAAAATTTCAATAAGCTCTTTTTCATTACCTCCACTAAGATGTACTGGACCTTTTATCCTACCAGCTTCCCAGTGATCTGCTATTTTTCTTTCAAATGCAATTAAATCTTGTATCATTTGTCTTTCTTTTGTAGAGTTGGATTATCTGTAGGCCATTCTATTTGAAACTCTGGATCATTCCACTTAACAACTCCGTGATCTATAGAATCAACATATTCTCCTTTGTACAGTAAGTTATAATGGAAAACACAGTCAGTTAAAGCGTAATGACCGTTAGCAAAACCAGGAGGAACTAAAACTTGATTCCTACTCCTTTCAGTTAGTAAAAAAGACTCCCATTCACCGTATGTTGAAGACGCTTCTCTTACATCTAGTACTACTAAGTAAAGATCACCAACAAGTGCTTGGACTAATTTCCAAGTTTTGTTGTCGTAGTGCAATCCTCTTAAGACGCCTTTATAAGATTTAGAGAATCTACCGTGAATACTAAGCTCACTTTTTTCATAATGTACATGTCTCATTACAGGATGCTCTTCACTATGGAATGTAGTGAATATCTCACCTCTATATTCCCTGTAGATTGAGGGAGTGAATACTGGTACTTCATAACCGAACTTATTTGATGGAGTTTCTATGAACTCATCCCATTTATTACTCATTTATAACTTATTACTGTATATAAATATATTTATTAGTATAAAAACAATAAAAATGATTGGACTAATTAAAAACAGTATTAAGGTTCCGTTTATATCTCTACAAGATTTTGTTGAGAATAGTAAGTTTATAGCGGCAAAACAAGAGCTTGCACAGTACAAACAGAAGCAAGACGAAGAAAACGTAGAAACTTTCGTAGGTTTTAATGGAACTGATTGGAATGCAGATGAAGAGTTTCAAAAAAGACAGAGAGAAGCATTACCTAAAACTTGGGAGTATATTTCAGTGTTTGCTAAAGAAGTAGTTCCTTTCAACATTAGGTGGAGTAGCAAAGAACATAACTCCGTCTTATTACATCACGACTGGCAACCTGCACTTCCAAATATAACTGCATGTAATTCTTTAATTCTAGACTATAAACAACACCTCAAAACAGGATATTGGGAGTTGTTAAAGAATAAAGCGGACTTTAAGATTGTAACTAAGCTTGAAGATGTTAATCCAGAGTATAATGCAATAGACCTAGACTTCGAAGCAGTGGAAAAGGCAAAGCTTGGCGAGGAGTACTGGCAAACAATAAAGCATACCTACAAACTACACATGGTTATGTCAGATGAAAAGACGTTATTTGTATATGATAATGTTAAAGACGAAATACACAACCTTAATTCGGTAGCGGCTGTATTTAATGCCCGTGATTACCATGATACTTTCCTAGAAAGCTGGGGGATTAGTATACAATTTCCAATGAATCCTTACTTTTTACGAGAAGAAATACAAAAATATTTGGAATTAATTTAAAAAAAGCATATATTACAGTTATGAAGAAGATTATCGAATGGTTTAAGAGTAAATGGGAAGAGCGTAAGCGTAAAAAGCGCTTTAAAAAGAAGATTGAAGAGTTAAAAAAACGTGATCCATTTATCTACAACCACTAATGAACGTATTAGGAATATCAGCATATTACCACGACTCCGCAGCTTGCTTATTTCAGGACGGAAAACTCGTATTTGCATGTGAAGAAGAGAAATTTACAGGAATAAAGCATGATTCTTCTTTCCCCGTTAATGCAATACAGTATATTAAGGATAACTACACAGATAAATTCGATGTAGTATGTTATTATGAAAAGCCACACTTGAAGTTATTAAGAGCTTTGAAGCACAACTGGAGTTCTATACCTAGAATTTTATGGACAGGCATTAAAGCATGGGTTAAACTAAAGAAGCTTAGTAATACCGTGTTCTTTTCTGAACATCACATGTCTCATTTAATGTATGCTTACCATAGTTCTCCCTTTACAGATGCAACTCTAGTTAGTATTGACGGAGTCGGGGAAGAAGAGACGTTAAGAGTAGTAAGAATGGTGAATGGAGAGGTTGTTCCTGAACTTACTGTCAAATATCCTCACTCTTTAGGGCTACTATACTCAGCTATCACCGCTTACCTAGGGTTTAAACCAAACGAAGGTGAGTATAAGGTAATGGGACTAGCTTCTTACGGAAATTCAACAAAGTATAGAGGAAAGTTTAGAAAATTAGTAAACTATAAGAGAGGATTACAGATAGACATGAAGTACTTTACTTGGGATAAGAGTAATAGAGTAATGTTTAATCACTATTTAGTAGAATTGCTAGGAGATAATAGACTTCCTGATGAACCAGTACTACAAAGACACAAAGACATTGCAGCATCCCTCCAATGGATATACGAAAAAGCATTATTTCATTTTTTAAATCAATATCCAGGAGAGAATTTATGCTTAAGCGGAGGATGTGCTTACAACGGCTCTGCAAACGGTAAAATAAGAGAAAATACTCCTTATAAGAATATTTGGATACCTGTTGCACCTTCTGATGCAGGTTCATGTATCGGTGCCTGTACTAATTTTATAGGTCACCGTATAGAGCAGGATCCTTTTTTAGGACCGGGATACGACCTTACGATGTGTAACGCAGAAATTTTAGATCTAAAAGTTATAGCAAAAGAATTATACAAAGGTAAGGTAGTAGGATGGTATGAAGGTAGGATTGAGTTCGGAGCACGTGCTTTGGGACATAGAAGTATTCTAGCTAATCCAACTTTACCGGGAATGCAAGACCGAATAAATAAGCTTATTAAAAAGCGTGAAATGTTTAGACCTTTTGCACCAATGGTTATTCAGTCTGCACAAAGCAAGTATTTTGAATCAGAGGACTTTGTTCCTTACATGAATCAAGTAGTAAAGGTAAAAGAGGAATACAGAGATAAGTTAAAAGCAGTAACTCACATAGATGGTACAGCAAGAATACAAACTGTTTACAATCAAGCGACTAGCATGTACGAGTTATTAACACGTTTTGAAAAGCTAAGTGGCTTCCCGATTCTACTTAATACTTCTTTTAATGTAAAAGATAAGACAATGATACTATATCCTGAAGATGCCTTGAAGACGTTTTTAGAGACAGATATAGACATATTAGTTATTAATAATCAGATGTTTTTTAAAAAATAAAGAGCAATATGGTAGTATGGTTAACAGGACAGCCCGGAGCAGGTAAGACAACACTAGCTAAATGGCTAGAAGCACATTTTGCAGGTAAAGCTACTATTGTAGACGGTGATGATATAAGAGCGATCTTTGATAATAAAGACTACTCTGAAATAGGTAGAAGAAAGAATATAGAACTTGCACAAAACATAGCTAAATTTCTTCATCACAAAGGGGAAGTAGCTATTGTATCACTGGTATCACCTTATAAAGATCAAAGAGATTCCTTTAAGGAAGCTATGGGAGCCAGTATTAAAGAGGTATACGTACATACTACGAGTATTAGAGGTAGAGAAAGTTATTTCGTAGTTGATTATCAAGCTCCATCGGAGAATTTTATAGATATTGATACGACAAGTCGAGGGGAATTCGAAGTATTTCAAGAATTAAGACAAAAATTAAATTTATGAAAAATATACTAGCAAAAGGAAATAGTAACGGTAAAGGTTATGCAATGTTTATTGGAAGATGGCAACCTTGGCATGATGGACATCGCTGGTTAATAGATCAGGCTTTAAACGAAGGCAAAAAAGTACTACTCTGTATTAGAGACGTAGAGCCGGACGAGAAGAATCCTTGGACTGCACACGAGGTTCTAATGAATCTCGCTACAGCGTTAATAGACTTAGTATCTGAAGGAAAAGTAAAAATTATCATTATTCCTGATATTGAATCAGTTAATATCGGTAGAGGAATCGGGTACGACGTTATAGAACATGTACCACCTCAAGAAATACACGATATTTCAGCTACTCAAATTAGGGAACAGATGAAAAAGGAGGGTAAGTTATGGTAGTAGAGAGAAAAAGACACATAGCTAAGACAATTAGCTACAGAATCGTAAGTACTTTAATCGGATTCCTATTAATGTGGTTGATAAGCGGATCTATTAAGGTAGGCGCCGCATTTGGAATAGCGGAATTAATATATAAACCTATTCAGTATTATATACACGAAAGAGTTTGGTATAAATGGATCAAATACGGGGTGAGGAAGTAGTTTCTTGGCCTATTTATATATAAAATCGGAATAAATGAGAACAGTATTATTAGGTACAGACTTCATGTATGACAATGAAGGAAATTTAAAGCCAATAGAGATTAATACCAGTATCGGCTGGAACGGGTACGACAAATTGGAGTCAGATGCCGAAACATTAGATTTAACAGCTTTATCTGCTTTTGTTAATGAGAAAGCTTTTAGTAAAATCGAATATATAGGAAATGTTAGTTCTTTTTTTAATCAACTTACAAGTTCCGTAACTATTCCATGTGAGATGCACGTATTAAAAGCCGGAGCAATTACTATACCTAACATCGAAGATGCAGAGGATGTATTAATCATAAGAAGTGCATACGATACAACAGCTTTAATAGACGATACGTACTGTAAAGATAAGGTTAATTTCCTAAACCTGATTAAAACATCGACATTTGGACATGAATTTGCATATTTGGATGCAGAAGGAGCATTAGTTAACAATATTAGTACTATAATCGATAATGGTATTCACCCTAATTTTTTAGTAAAAGCTATTTTACCTAGTTACGATAAAGAGGTGTACCCTAAGTTATATAGAATAACGACTCAAGAGGAGTTAAACAGCCTAGCCGCTAGTTTAACAGCAGGGTACTTCTTAATGCCATACTATTATAACGATAAAAATATTCAAGAAGAACATATATCTGTTGTTAGATCCTTAAATATACTATTTCCACCAGACTTAGAATCTATTTCTATAGGAGCTTACCATAAGATATGCGAAAATAGTGTTTACGGTAATGCTGAATATGAGAATACTGAATTAAAATCAGAATTTAGAGAACAGTACGTAACTGGCACTGAAAGAGTGTTTAAACCTAAATTAGACGATACAGATTTAGTTGAGATGGCTGACGGGACTTTTAAAACAGCAGCTGAATTACAGGTTGGAGATTTATTAAAGACTATAGATATTCCAAACCCATTTAGTGTTGATAACGCAAACGACTTAGCAAATTATAGAATAACTTACGATGAACTAGTAGCAGGAACCACTTATAGCACTAACGCTATAACTTTTAAGAAACGAATGAGCGCAAGAACTCAGCTAGTAACTCTTAAATTTACGGATAGTACGGATTGGGTGGACTACGCTGTATCAAACTACCTAGTTGAAAGAGACGGTGAGATCAGATTCCTTCCATCACAGCAACTAGTAGCAGGAGATAAGTTTCTATTAATCGATAGCTCTAATCCAGACGTAGTTTCTTTTACTGAAAAAGTTATTGAAAGTACTGAAACTGAAATGAAATTCTTTAAAGGATGGGATATGACAGTAGAAAGAGCTCACTTGTTCTTGACTAAAGAAAGTGGAGATACTTCTAGTTCCTATGTTGCTATAGAGCACAACGTTATTAGCTGCTACTACTACAGTCTTAACTGCGGAGCATGTTGGCAACAGTGCACTGATTGCCCTAAAGGTTATTGCTGTCAAGGTGCTGCTTGGTGGCAACCTTGGGGAACATGCGGAGCATGTTGTTAATATTAAAATATAAATTATATGACAAAGATACTTACACAAGAAGAAATAAATAGTATGAACGCTGTAATGACTCAAATAGGAAGCCTAGTTGTTACTGCTAATTCATAGAGTAGTACTAATATGAGTTTTGACATAAGAGAAATAGCCAAGTCCTGGCTAATAGCAGCCAACCCATCTCCGCTACAGAAAGAAATAGCTCAGAAGAGGTATAGTATCTGCTTACAATGTGAACATTACCGAGAAACAAGGGCAGTGACTCATGACGAGTATTGTGACGATTGCGGATGTCCTCTAAGCAAAAAAATATTCTCACCGAAGTTTAGTGCCTGTCCACAACATAAGTGGCTTAATACTGATACTCAATATCAAGAAGTGTACTTTGAGAAAAAAAATAAAAGTAATAAAACTCTCTTATAGTGTTAGTTGATAATAAGTTTTATTTTATCTCTTTACCGAGATGTGCTTCTACTAGCTTTATGATATCCTGTTTAAAGCAGGATGTTAAGATAGAACATTTTAACTCTTTTTGGGATATAGAAAATCAACGCCGAGTAGATTTAGTAAAAATGACGAATGAAGAGTTAGCTGACAGCTTAACTCATGGTCATGAAAGTATACTTAACTTAGAAAGGAAGTTTGGTACTGGATATGACATTATATCTGTAAAGAGAGATAGGTACGACCAGTTTATATCTTTATGGAAACATATTTTAGATGAAATCCACAGAGTAAGAGACGTAGCTAATTACAGTATATTTAAAGAGCTAACTGTTGACGATATACTTTTTTACACTTCGAACGATATAACTAATCCAGAAGATGTTAATAGAATATTCTACGACTTTATGAAGCGCCTCAATATTAAATCATGGCACCCTTATACTGAAAACGCTATTAAGATTTTGTATCCCCCGCTGTCACAGTACCATGAAAATTACAATAACGTAATTTGGTTTGATATAAAAAATTTAAAAGAATTAGAGGAATGGGTATCAAATAAACTAGGTAAGCCGTTTAAGTTAGAAAAGATAAATTCAAGTCAACATTTTGAATGCGGTTTAAAAAACACAGAAAACTTTAGAAAAAAGTACGATAGTATTTATGAGAAGTTTGCCGATTATAAAAAAATTAAAACTCTACTTTAAAAATGGTAATCTTACTTTTATGTGAACCTAGAAGTGGATCTACTAACTTAGCTAATTGGTTTTTAGACAAGAGAGAGTTTACAATACTATATGAACCAATCACAGGCCCACAAAGGAAATGGTATCAGAATAGAGTATCTCCGAAGCTATGGAAGTATAGTACTCAATATCTTCTAGTTAAAGAGACCTATTATCCAGCCGTAGATTTCTCTGAATTAGTAGAAATAGCTAATAAAGTAATTATTTTATATAGAGAAAATGAAAACGAACAATCCCAGTCCTGGTTAAATGCAAGTAAGACGAATAGCTGGGATAAACAGTGGGTGTTTAAGGAAAATTTAGTTAAAAATGAAGATGCAGCTTTTTTTAATCAAATAAAAGAAGGGATTAAGAGAGATTACCTAGATAAAGATTACTTTAAAGTATCCTATGAAGAACTGTATTATAATAACGGATTTCAAAGGCTATTAGACTATATTAATTTACCAGATTTAGAGAATAAAGATTTTCCTTACGGACACAGGTATAGAGTTGATTTAGTTCCAAATAGATTAATATGATATCATTTAGTTTAAGCAAAAACGATTTTACTCCCTTAGGAATAGAGTATACGATAATTAAAGTAGATTGTATTAATTTTGAAAGTAACAGACAGTATATATTAGATTCGATAAATAATTTTAACTTAGAGATTGAATGGAATAGGATGTTTACTTTAGAAGAGGCAAACAGTAGAATCTCAGATAATATGAGAATGTATATTGGACTAGTAGATTCAGGGGTATTTGGACACGTGTGGTTTAAAGACTACAAAAACGGTAGTTACTTATTCAATTTGTTTGTTAAAAATAGAGTTAAAACAAAGAGCTACACCGGTACGGAGTTTACCTCAGATATAATTAATAGATTCGAAAACGAGTACCCGATATACGCCGATGTAGATGAATGGAATGAAAAATCTATTAAGCTGTTTAATAGTCTAGGATTTAAAAGGAATTAAAACCTAATAAATTTGATTGTCTACAGGTTATTACGTATATTTATATAATACAACACCAAAATTTAATTTTATGTTATTCGGAATCATTATTGTAGTAGTAGCAGCAGTTGCTGTTTACTTATTAAACAAGTCTAAGATCTCTAAAGCTATTAACAACGCAAAAGAAGTAATCGCTCCAGCAGTTGAAGAAGTAATAGAAGTAGTAGAAAAGGTAGAGAAAGTAGCTCCTAAGAATGAAACAGTAAAAAAAGCTGCAAAAGCCGTAAAAACCGCTAAAGCAGTAGTTAAACAAGTTAAAAACAAGTAAAATGTCAGAAAAAGTTACGTTAACACAAGAGGAACTTAAAGAGTTCCAAGGTCTTAGAGAAGAAATCTTCGAAACAATCGGAGTTTTAGGTGATTTAAATTACAAAAAGACTCTTTTAGAGTTCGAAATTGAGAATTTAAACAACGTTATTAAGCAAAACGCTCTAAAGGAAAAAACCTTATTAACAGGGTTTGGCACTAAGTATGGTAACGGTTCTATCGATGTAGAAACCGGCGTAATTACCCCAATACAATAAATTAGGTTTTGCCATCGTTACCAGCTATTTATTATCAGAAATAAACACATAAAATGGCAGAAGCATTAATTAGTCCTGGCGTTTTCCTTAGAGAAAACGACCTTTCCCAAATAACAGCAGGTCCAATTACAGTAGGATCGGCTTTAATAGGCCCTACAGTAGTAGGAAAAGTAAATATACCAACTCTTGTAACTTCATACTCTGAATATAAGGCTAAGTACGGAACTACTTTCATTTCTGGAGGTAACACACAGGAATACTTAACTTCTCAAGCAGCATATAACTACTTCCAACAAGGAGGTACTTCATTGTTAGTAGCAAGAGTAGCGAGCGGTTCTTATACAGCAGCAACCGCATACGTACCTAATAACACTGGTTTTACAGCATCTTTGCTTACATCAGCAAGTTATACAGACAGCGCTTTCTTCCAATTAACTGGATCTGCAGTAAGTCGATTTTTTGTAACTTCAAGTACTACACAGGTAGATGCAGCTCCTACATACTACGTAACAACCGGTTCAACAGCAGCAATAACAGCAACAAACATTGCTACTAAAGTTAATACTTTAACTAGTACACTTGGTGTTATTGCATATGCTTCTGCTAGCACTGTAAGTTTTACAGCAAAAGAAAAAGGAACCGCAGGTAACAGCTTCAGCTATACAACTAGCTCTATTACCGCAACCTTTGCAAACGGAATATCTCCTACATATACTTTTGAATTAGAAACACTATCAGTAGGTACAGTAATGAATAATAACCAAGGATCAGCAACAGCAACTAATGGTTTATTACCTTCTGGTTCTGCTAACAACGTTAGATGGCAAGTAACTCAAGCTGATACAGCTTCAGGGTACTTTACCTTACTTGTTAGACAAGGAAACGATTATACACAAGGCCAAACAGTATTAGAGACTTGGACTAATTTATCTTTAGATCCAAATCAAAATAACTATATTGCATACGTAATTGGAGATCAGGCTCAAAACGTAGCTTACGACGAAAGCGGCGCTGCTTACTTAAATATAACAGGCAGCTACCCTAATAGATCTAATTACATTAGAGTATCTAACGTAAATACGCCAACACCGAACTATTTAAATCCACAAGGACAAGCATATGCTGCATACACAGCTTCTATACCTGTAAACGGTAGCGGTTCTGTAAATGGATCTTTCAGTAACGCAACTGGTGCTTTATACGGAGGTTTATTATCAAACGGAAGTGCTTCTGTTGCATTAAATTTATTCGAACAAATTCCAACAGTAGCTGCAACCGCTGCTGCTAATAATATTCAAGGTTTAGTTAATAATGACTACGATGTAGCAATTAGCTTACTTGCAAATTCAGATGCTTATGCTTATAATGCAATTTATGCACCAGGTATTACTAATCAAAATGCTGCAAGCCAAGTATCTGCTTTATTAAGCACGGTTCAAAACCGCGGTGATGCTGTTGCAGTAGTAGATATGGTTGGATACAATCAAAATATTACGACAGTAACAACTGGAGCTCAATCTTACGACAATTCTTACGGCGCTACTTATTGGCCATGGGTTCAAGTAAGATCCCAAGAGACAGGTAGATTACATTTCGTACCAGCTTCTACTATTATTCCAGGAGTATACGAATACAATGATAAGGTATCTGCTGAGTGGTTTGCACCTGCGGGTCTTAACAGAGGAGGTTTACCAACAGTAATCCAACCTGAAAGAAGATTAACAGTAGCACAAAGAAACACTTTGTATACAGCTAAAGTTAACCCAATCGCAGTATTCCCAGGTCAAGGTACGGTAGTATATGGTCAAAAGACTTTACAAGCTAGAGCTTCTGCTTTAGATAGAGTAAATGTTAGAAGATTATTAATTGCATTGAAAGGATATATTGGTCAAATTGCAGAAACATTAGTATTCGAACAAAATACTGCTGTAACTAGAAATAAATTCTTATCTCAAGTTAACCCTTACTTAGAGTATGTACAACAAAGACAAGGTTTATATGCATTCAGAGTGGTAATGGATGAGACTAATAACACACCGGACGTAATTGATAGAAACTTACTTGTAGGTGCTATTTACTTACAACCAACTAGAACAGCTGAATACATCCAATTAGATTTCAACGTATTACCAACTGGAGTAACATTCGGTTAATAAAGAATAAAAAACAACTCGATGAAGAATAATACAAAAGTTAGATTACATTTATCTAAGCAATTATTTGAATCTCTAACAAGAGAGATTATCAAAGAAGCAAAAGCTAACGACGGTTATACTGTAGCAGTTAAACAACCAAAAGCACCTAAGCAGGTAAAAGAAAAAACTGAAGGTTTAGATCCAGCAAATATCGGACCAGGCGGTGTAGTTGTAGATGATAGTAATTGGCATCAAAACGGTAAAAAAGAAGCAGCTGGTGCACCACCAATACCACCAGTACCTGGAAAATCCGCTGTAGATAAATTAAATTTAGCCGGTGCAAACATGGAGATTAAAGATGCAAAAACTTTTGAAAAGCTATATTAGATATTGCTCAAAAATTACAGAGCAAAGAAGGGTTCAAGCCAGAGAGCAATCCTAACATTAAAAGAGCAATGGATGCACTTAGAACATTATCTAGTGGAGCTCCTGCAATGCCACAAGTTCCTACAAATAAATCAGCTAATTCTGCTCCTAAAGCACCACCAATGCCAGGTTTAAAAGAGAAGATGTCTTCTAAAGAGAAAATGGCTAAGGGTTTGTATAATGAGGTAGACGCTGAAATGGATACCGATAAGATGAAAAAAATGGAGGAAGCAAATGATTTTAGCAACCACTACGACTATACGTATCGTCTACAAGACGGTAATTGTATTAGGATTAATCCTGAAACACAAGAAAGAGCAAAAGTTCACCATTCATACTGCAATAATTTGAAAAAAGAAATGGAAACGAACGTAGCAGAAGAAGGTCAAATGAATGAAATGGTTGACGTTTCTTGGGAAGCAGTTGCAGCAGGTATGGCAGCTATGGGATTAGCACCATTAGCTATCGATAAAATGCATCAGTGGTGGAAGAAAAAGTATCCAAAAAGCTTTGAGAAAGCTCAAGGAATTAGTTCAGCTATGGACAGACAAGCAGGTAACACACCTGGCCAAGGACATGGTGTTGATACAAGTAAAACTTTCGGACCGCAGAATGAAAAAAATGCTTTAAAAGAGTATGAGAATGACGATTATAGAGTAGTAAACGGTCAATGCCGTAGATATAACGACGAACATGAATATACAGTAGTTAGTATGTCTTATTGCCGTTAATAAGTTTTGCATTAGTAGATATTTATATTAAACAGAGAATAAAATGCCAGTATTAGATCCAAATGAAATAATGTTTACGGCCTTTGAACCAACCGTTCAGAACCGTTTCATCATGTATATTGACGGTATACCTTCATTTATGATTAAAAGTGCAACTGCACCAAACATCAACTTGAACGAAGTTAAAATCGACCATATCAACGTTTACCGCAAGATTAAGGGTAAGGCTGAGTGGCAAGATATGACTTTAAACTTATACAACCCAATCTCTCCTTCAGGTCAACAAGCCGTAATGGAGTGGATTCGTCTATCACATGAATCAGTAACTGGCCGTGATGGTTATTCTGACTTCTACAAGAAAGATTTGAACTTATCAATCTTAGGCCCAGTAGGCGATGTAGTATCAGAGTGGATTATTAAAGGAGCTTTCATTAAGACATCAAACTTCGGTTCTTACGATTGGTCTAACCAAGATGCTATCACAATTGAATTACAAATCGGAATGGATTATTGTATCCTTAACTACTAATCGATTAAGAATATTAAGAAAGCCGCCTTTTTGGCGGTTTTTTTATGTAAAAAAGTTGGTATATTAAGATAAAGTACTTATATTTAGGTATAAAAATAAAAGTTATGGTAACGTTCTTATTATACACCTTCCTCCTAGTTTGCTTAGGGATTTTCATAAGAATCTTCTGGATACCGTTAATGTTTATAGGGGGTATCCTATTCATTATACTAGGGATTATAGTATGTGCAGGTGTTACCGCACTTACCTTTGAAATGATACATGCATTATGTACAGATGGAACCTGGACAGGATTTTCTATGTATTTTGCATATTCCGCTGTATTTTATACAGTTATGATGCTCGTGTATATGACTATTATAGGAGATATTTTCGGAATGGTTATAAAGTTTTTTAAAAAATAAGTACTAAAAATTATAACCCTATATATTTATTAGTATATAACAAATTAAGATTATGGCAGAAAAGTTTACACTTCCTACAGAGATGATTGAATTACCTTCTCAAGGTAAAATCTACGATATTACTAATCCTTTATCGTCTGGTACTATCGAAATGAAGTATATGACAGCAAGAGAAGAGGATATACTTACAAACATTAACTTATTAAGACAAGGTGTAGCAATTGAAAAAATGTTACAGTCTATTATTAAGTCTCCTATCAAATATGAGGATTTATTATTAGGAGATAGAAACTCTCTATTAATTGCAGCTCGTATTTTAGCTTACGGTTCTGCCTATAGTTTTGAGTATTATGATTCAGAATCAGAGTCTAAAGAGACTATTAACATCGATTTAAACGATTTGAAGAATAAAGAAGTAGATTATTCTTTATATAATAATAAGAACGAGTTTACTTTTAACTTACCTCATTCTAAAAACACTATAACTTTCAAATTACTTACTGTAAGCGATGAGAAGGCTATTGAAGCCGAAGCAAAAGGTTTAAAGAAAGCCAATATTGCAGTAGGTGAGGTTACTTCCCGTTTAAAGCATCAAATTTTATCTGTAAACGGTAATTACGAACCTAAAGATGTTAGAGATTTTGTAGATAACTTTTTAATCGCCAAAGACTCTAATCCACTGCGATCCTATATTACAACTATATCACCAGATATCGATCTTACAATCAATTTTACCTTATTAAACGGTAAAGAAATTACACAAAGTTTGCCTTTAACGGCGGAATTTTTTTTTCCCGGGACCTGAGTACAGACAAATCTATAAAAAAGAAGTTTTTGAACTTACTTACCATGGCGGCGGAGGCTTTTCGTGGTCTGAAGTCATGGAGATGCCTATTCGCGAGAGAAGACTTAATATACAGTTCATTAATGAGCATCTAGAAAAGCTTCAAGAGATCCGAAACGACCAGCAAATGGTAACTGCTAACAAACCTCTAATCACTAAGCCTAACGTAAAGGCGCCAAACGATACTCCTACCTATACATCTAAGGTAAAAAGGAAGTAAATAGCTATTTATTTGTATAGTTTAATACAGTATGGCTGATAACAAACCAAAATCCGCAGAAGAGAGACTTGCAAACGCAGCAGATCCTACCAAAGTAAAAGCTTTACAAGCTGAAGAACTTGGGTTAGCTAACATCCTGCGTCTAAAACTTCAGATTAGAGAAGCAGATAGGCAATCTCAGACAGTTCAAGAAGCTATTAATAAACTCACCGAATCTCAGCTAGAAGATATTGAGGATTATAAAAGAGGAGCTGACGAGTTAAATAATGCTCTCAGGCAACAGGGACAACTTCAAGGAGACTTAAAAACAGCTAACGGTTTTCGAAAACAAGAAATAGAAGATCAGCTTCAACAACAGCAAGCTATAATAGCAGCTCGTCAATTAGAAAGAACAGAGTTAGAGAAGACAACAGCAGTCGCTTTACTAAAAGCCAAGCAAGAAATTGACATTAAATCACAGGGCCTTAAGACTGAAAAACAGTTAATTAAAGATATTAATAAAGAGAGAGGTCTTGGGGGTAAGATAATGGACCTCTTTAGATCAAAAGAAAGAAAAGACCTCAGTGTAAGTATCGCTAGAGCAAATGCAGGCGGCGGTAATCAAATAGGCACGCCTGGCGGAAAAGGAGGAGCAGGAGGTGGTGGGTTATTAGATACTGTAGAACAAGCAGGAGGTTCGGGAGCATTAGGACCATACGGTATGGCAGCAGCAGCAGTAGTAAAAGCTGTAAAAGCTATGGCAGCACCTTTCAAAGAATTGGGTAATCAAATTAAAGCAGGACTGTCAGCTCCGCTTGCAGATGCAGCAGGCTTACTTACCGGTGATGATTTAGGTATGGGAGGCGGTAAAGCTAAAGCATCAGGTGCAACTAGTATACTAGGAGGACTTAGTAGTATTTTAAGTAAGATTCCATTCATAGGTGGCCTTTTAGGAGGATTAGTAGATGGGTTTAAAGCAATGCTTGATGCTGTACTAGGCGTAGAACAGGCAAACTTTAGAGTCGGTAGAGCTTTAAATATTTCAGCCGGCGCAGCCGACAGTATGAGAAAGCAATTTGACGGCATTGCTGCAGCAAGTGATAACATAGTAGTTAACTCTACTAGAATGCTACAATCTCAAGTAGAGATTAGTAAGCAATTAGGTACCAATAAGCAATTAAGCGCCGATATTTTAGTAAACGACGTTAAGTTAAGAGATATTTTAGGATTAGAGGCAGAATCAAGACAGAAGATTGCAGAATCATCTATCGTAACAGGACGTAATGCAACTAAATTAACGCAAGGTGTAATAGGCACTGTAGGTGCATTTAATAAACTAGTAGGAACTAGCTTTAAGTTTAATGATATTATAGGAGAGGCTTCCAAGATGGCCGGAGTAATGGGTTTAACATTCGCTAAATATCCAGAAAAACTCACTAAAGCTATTTTATCAGTAAAGACTCTTGGATTTGACTTAAAACAGCTAGACAGTACAGCAGAAAGTTTCTTAGACTTTGAAGGAAGTATTTCTAAAGAGATGGAAGCACAGGTCTTAACGGGTAAGGATATGAACCTTACAGCTGCAAGAGAGGCTGCTTTAAATAACGATAATGCAAAGCTTGCATCAGAGATAACTAAGAATATAGGTGATGCAAATGCCTATTTAAAGATGAATAGGATTCAGCAAGAGGCAATTGCTAGCTCTGTTGGTATGTCAAGAGACAGTCTTGCAGATGTTTTAAAGAAGCAGACGCTATACTCTAAACTAGGTGCTACAGACGTAGAAACTTTTAATAAAAAAATAGAATTATTAGAGAAGCAAGGTAAAACACAGGAGCAGATTAGTGCTATGATAGGTAAAGATGCATATAACACCTATACTCAAGTAAGTACAGCAGAAAAGCTCTCTGAAGTAATGGAAAGAATCAAGAAGACTTTTGTAGACTTCTTAAGAAACTCAGGCTTATTTGAATTTATTACCGATCCAGTAAAAGTAAACAACTTTATCAAAGGAATGGCCGATAAACTTGCAAGTACAATTAGTATGATTGGCGAAATTATAGCTACGATGCTTGACGGTATTAGCCACTTACCTTTTACAGATAAAGATAAATGGCAGGGAATGGCTGAATCAGTTAGATCTGGTTCTGGCGGATTAGCAGGTAGTATTAGAGCAACTACCAATTCTCTAGGCGGCGCGCCAGCAGGATCTATTAGTAATAATGTTGAAAATGGATCTAAGCAATATAAAGCTTCAGGAGACAGTTCAAGTAGTAATGCCGGGACCAGTAATGCACCTATCGAACTTGTTGTCTACACTACAGTAGACGGAGATGTTATAGCTAGGTCTGCTACAAAGCATTCATCCACTGTTTACGGTCAAACTACAAAATAATTATGTCAGTATTAAATCAAATAAAAGATTCGCAATTAAGCAAGCAAGGTAGAACTAACCCTACAGGACAATTTGAAGGTACTCCTCAAAATGTAACGACAGTATTGAGAGGCTCTTCTGTTCCTTTAGCCTCTTCTGTAATTCCTGTAAGTCAAAATCCAATAGATGTTACTTATGGTGCAAAGCCACAACCTACTTACTTAGATTATTTAAAAGCTTCTAATAAATCCTAAGATGCCATTAATAAACTTTAAAACGAATTTTACCAGTCTTAGATTTGGCATGGATCAACCTGGAGGTGGTGATAGCGGTCAGCCATTCATTCAAGCTCCTATTGAGACTGTTAATACTCCTACGGATTTTAAGGACCTCTATACGCTTAATAGAACTAGCTTAGATTATCCAATAAGAGGGGGAGCGATAAGCTCTCTAGTAAACGGAACGTATACTACTGATGCAGCACTAGTGGATTTCGAACGTATTAAAAAGTTTTTTAAATCTTCTCCTCGCGGTACTGCTTTTATACAGAAACAAAAAGGATTACAACTTTCTAATCCTAGAACTCAAGTACCAAATTCATTACAGTTTGTAGGATTATCTTTAGATAATGCAGTTATACCTGTAACGCAGGTTTATGATCCAAAAAATACCCTTATACAAGTAGGGGTTCAAGGAACCGGTGCTCACTATAATAGACACGGAGTAAGTCCCACAATCTACGAAGGTGTAAGAACAACTTATCAGTATGTTGCAGGCGCACCTCAAAATAACACAGAAGTTACTAATAGATTAGCTATTTTACGAGCTTTAAAGTTAATACAGAATACAAACTTTCTTGTAAACCCGGATATGACATACGCAGCCGGCATTGACCCTTCCTTAGCAGATAGAATGGGCATATCACCTTTACAAAATCAAATATTTAATTACTCAGGAGGACCTGGATCTGTATACGGAATTGGTTTTACGAGAATTTTTAGAACCACTAATACAGATGCTACCTACTTAAGTATAACTTCACCAGATCCTAACTTTACTGCTAACGGAAAATTAGCTCAACCCTACTCTACAATAGCTTTTACTTATCAGCAGATTGCAGATCAAAACACTCAGGAGAATAAAATGCCGATAGCGGCGACAGTACAAGATTTTAGAAATTATCTACCTACAGGTTCCCCTAGATCAGACTACAGAACAAAGAGCTTAATTAATAGACTAAATATTGGTAGTCCTGGTGCACCTAATGCAAGAAAAAATTATGTAGATTACGGTACTAGAGTAGGTGAAGACAGTTTAAATCTACTAAATCCTTTCTTTTTTGATCCGACTCAAACAGACCCTTGGGCTGTAAACAAAAAAGACAGTAGCGATATTATTAAGTTTGCTTTTGAGTGTATTGATAATAATAATCCTGTTTTTTCCGTAGCTTTGATTTTTAGAGCTTTTTTAGAAGGGCAAATTAGTGATACAAATACTGCAGAATATAATACCTTTAAGTATCTAGGTAGAGGGGAAACCTTCAGAACTTATCAAGGTTTTGATAGAAGTATTAGCTTTAGCTTTAAAATTCTTGCTCAAAGTAGACAAGAAATGCAACCTTTATATAAGAAAGTAAATCAATTAATCTCTCAAGTATACCCCGACTACTCTCCGGAGTATAATTTAATGCGCGGAAATGTTGTTAGATTGACAATTGGTGACTATCTTTATAGAGTACCTGGATTTTTAGATAATGTGAACGTTACTATTGATAACAGTAATACGCCTTGGGAAATTCTATTAAATGAATATGCTGACGACGATGTTAGACAACTACCTCATATGTTAACAATTCAATGTAGCTTTAAACCTATTATGGATATTTTACCAAGAAAGGAGAGCGGAAACTATGGAGGTTCTTTAAATTCATTCGTACCATTGATAGCAAATAAAGACCGTTATTTAGATCCAAATGCTGATACCATAGATAAACAGAAAACACTACTATTAAAAAGTAATCAAACTCCTTTAACACCGGTACAAGGACCTCTAGTACCAACAGAAGGATCAGGAGTAGGTGCACAAGCAGTTGGAACTACTGTGCAGCAGAATATCACACTCGTTGATAATCGAGTTAGTACCTCCGTCTTCACTAACAACATTAATTCTTTAGCTCTATAATTATGCAATCAAGATACCAAACTATACCAACTACAAAGTTAAATGTAACAGGAAGTACTTATTATCAAACTAATGTGTACCCTGAAATACAGCCAACTAACGACGACTATTATATTATTACAACTGTAGAGGATAGATTAGATTTAATGGCTCTTGATTTCTATCAAGATTCAAGCTTATGGTGGGTTATTGCATCTGCAAATGCACTACCAGGTGATTCTATATACCCTCCTATCGGCATACAATTAAGAATTCCTACTAATGTACAGTCAATTTTAAGTAATTATAATTTAGTAAATAATGGCTACTAGCGATACTAATGTAAAGTTATCCAATGTTATAGGTGCACCATTTAGCGACTATGTCCTTTTACAGCTTTATATTAGAGCTGCACAGAATAGTACAGTTAGCAGGTCAAATGACGATATTTTATTTTTAGCTAATAAAACGGGTTCGGCACGTCTTGTATCCTCTGTGAATATTGAATTACAGCCGACTTCTAATTTACTTAAATTAACAGACAAAGACTATAAGACTTACTATAGTCGTTTTAACTTAGATTCTACACTATCTTATAATGCACCGGATTCTCTAGCGAAAAATTGGATTCTTGAAGCAGGAACTTCTATACAAAAAGGAAATGGAATTAACTTAAGATCAGGTATTGGACCCGATGGTGCATACGGCTTAGGAGGTACAGAAGAGATGGGCTATAGGCCACTACCTGGACTAACAGGAGTCACGATAGAGACTACAGGACGTTTAGGATCTTTAAGACAAGCAAATATACAGTTTAAGGTTTGGAACATGAACCAACTTAATGTAATTGAAGCTCTTTATTTTAGACTAGGATACTCTATGTTACTTGAATGGGGACATACTCAGTATTATGAAAACAACGGAGGCTTTAACCGTATTGCATTTGGAATCGATGATCCATTTAAAGGTAATCAGAGAAAAGAAAACATACAACAAGCTATTGCATTTCAAGCAAGAAACACTTTTGGTAACTACGATGGAATGTTAGGTATAGTTTCCAACTTTAACTGGTCTATGAATCAAGATGGAGGGTACGACTGCAGCGTCAAGCTAGTAGGATTAGGATCTGTAATGGATTCTATGAGAATTAACCAAGCCTACAAACTACCAGACGGCCTATTAAAGGAGTATAAGAAGAGTAAAAGTGAATACGCACAAATACAGGCACAGTTAGCAGAAACAAAACGATTATTAAAGGAGCTACAAGACAATCCTCCTAAAGGCGAAACTACATCAACAACTCAAATCGACCCAGTTCCTGTAACCGTACCAGAATTATTTGCGCGCGCACAAAAATACGATGGGCTTCAAGGAGATTTTGCTGCTTTTGTTAAGACTTACGGAATAGCACCTCTTGTTAAAAAATACCAGTTTCTGTACCCGAGTAATATTGGTGTCTATATTCCTAAAGGAGATGATATAAATATAGATTTTTACGCCTTTAATATACCGTTTACCAAGAATACTAACCCAGATGTTAAGAACGCAGTTTCAGTAGCTTATGGAGGTTTATGGCTCAATAAAGCGCCTTATGGCTTTAAAAGGTATACTCCCTCCACTATAACTTCAATTAAATTTGATACAGAGCTACTCAGTAAGGCTATAAGGGGGATACTAGAAGGAAATGGAGGTAATAGTGAAGATATTAGAGGGAAAATAAGAAGTCTTGAAGACAAAATGGACAGCTATACAGGTGCTGTTAAAGGTTGGTCATTTACAACAGCTACTAAATACTTTGCTGCAAATACAGATACTACAAAAGCTGTAACAGCTACTGGAGAATGGTTAAAAGGACAGGCCGGTATTGGAAGTTTAACGGCATTTGACTTAATGAATGTAATCGGAATAGGTACTAAAACTGTAGATCTTCCCTTAACAGGAGTAGTACCTGGCGGGAAAGTTGAAGCAGTTTACTCATTCTTAGTAGCACCAGTAAGAATCGACGAGACTAATAGACTTTTTCCTTTTTCTAATACTACTATACAAGCTTCCTGGACCGATACTAGTTTCCAACCAACTAGAGCAGACATACTAGTAGCTTTAGATCAATGGCAGATTGATGGAAGCCGTTTAGATAATGTGACTTACTCTGGAGTAGGTTCAGACTTTAAAATAAGCGGCACCACTACTTATTACATAGTAGCAAACTACAACGGTTTAGAGTCTAATAGAGCCGCTTCAGAAGCATTAAACCCAGGATATAACGGAGATAAGAGTAAGAAAAAAGTACCTATTACCTTTAAGGTAACTACTAATAACCCGGGCTTTATAGCTGATGTATTAACCCCTATACCGCCTGCTGATACAAATCCTAAACCTAAAGACACAGCTAACACTGGAGATACAAACGGCACTGTAAATAAAGCTAGTACTGATCAACAAGAAGCTGTTGAAGGTTTTGCATCAGCACTACAAGCAATGCTAACTATTGTACAGGCAGTAGCCCAAGTTGCAATAGCTAAATCAAATGTAAAAGGTCTTGCAGTTAATATTAGTGCTTTAACAGAAAAATTTTTTCAAGACGGTATAATGAACGGGGTTTTAAATGATAGTAATATACCTAAAAGATTTGCTGACCTTAAAGAAAAGGATTTCTTAGTTGCATATGCATCAAGAGGGTTTAATAGTAACTTAATGATTGACCCGACCCTTTATGATATTATACCTAAAGTAGATTATACTAAGTTATGTACTGCTTTTGCATTTGCATACGGACAAGGCGGGGAAGAGGGAAGCGATACCGTACTGTACTCTCCTATATACATACCTTTCGGCTATCTATTAGCTTTCTTAAATAATATGTGCTTAATTTACGATTCACCTGATTCTAAATTAACAACAAATAATAATGCAGCTACAGGAACTCCAAAACGACCTTACGTCTACATCGACTTTAACCCAGAAACAAATTTCTGCTTAACCTCACCCCAACAACTTTCCGTTGATCCTTTAACCTGCTTAGTGCCGCTTCAAGCTACAAAGCCTCAGTATGAGAGTATTTTTCCTGAAAATGTAGTAAAGAACTGGCGAGGGACTGATAAAGCAACTCCTATATTTGACCCTGCAGGTAAATTTAACGGTGTATCAACACTGATAAAGAAAGCAGGACTTACCTACAAAACACAAACCGATACGTATCAGGGAAGAATAATGGATATTCTATTAAACGTAGACTATTTACTAGGACTTGTAAAAAACTCTGCTGGTGCAGACCCAGAACATGCTGTTAAATTAGAACCTTTTTTACAGCAAATTTTAGTTGATATTAATAAATCTCTAGGAAACACAAATGCCTTTAGATCTGCTTATAGAGACGACTCCAACACAATTCAAATTCAAGATGACCAGTGGGTACCTAGCTTAAACGGAACAGAAGCCTCTATACTTGGTGCAGAGAAATACAAGTCCAACTTAAAAGAAGGAAACAATAAAAAACTTGCAGGGTTATTACCTATTTCTAGCGATCCACAAGAATTACCTGTTGCAGGTAACCTAGGTTTAGCAAGACAGTTTCAGTTAAAATCAGTAATGTCTACTAAACTTGCAAGTATGATAGCGATATCAGCACAAGCAAATACAGGATCTGTGAATGCAAAAGATCATTCCTCTTTAAGTTACTTAAATGAAAACTTTCAAGATAGGTATAAACCCTATATTCAAGATGCTTCTAATGGAGAGTCTGGTAATAATTCTAACTCAAAAAATAATGAAGAATCGAATGATCAAAGAGCGGCTGAGTTATTTAACGACCATATTATAAACATATATTCTAATTTTAAGTTAAATACAGATAGAATTGCCCTTGCTAAGAACTATTATATTGAAAGAATGTCTAAAGTTAAGTCCGGTGATGTAATTACATCTGCTGCACCTTTTATTCCTGCTGAATTAGAGATGACATTAGATGGTATTAGCGGTATTATAATGGGTAATGCATTTACTATTCCACAAAACAGATTACCGCTTTCACTGAGAGGCAGAGACGGGCTTGCAAAGGTAGCTTTTATCGTGACTGGACTTACTCATACAATTCAGAATAATCAATGGCTGACCAAGATTAAAGGTCAAATGATTAAGCTAAGGAACGAGGTTAAACAAGTTACAGCTTCAACTCTTGTAGGAGAAATACAAAGTCAAGAAATTAATGTATCTAGTCGATCAGATAACCCAAGAGGTACAGATCTATTTAAAGCTACAAATTCTCTAAAGACTTCTACCTACCTATTCGGTGCTGCAAAAAGCGGGTTAGCGTACGATACCCCAGCACATCCAAACTGGGGAGATTTGCCGGAAATATGGCAAAATAATAACGCCTGGGATTTAGGAGTTGCTGCAGGAACACCAGTTTATGCAATTGCCGACGGAACTATAAGTAATGTCAAGTTTAGTGAAAATAATAACACAGTATGGGGGTATAGTCTTACAATAGGAAGCAGTAATAATACCTTCTTCTACACTCATTTAGATTCAGTAGTAGTACCCGCAGGTACTAATGTTAAAAAAGGGGACTTAGTAGCGTATGTAGGTCAATGGCCTAGTAATTATTCATCCCGCTTACAGGGTTATCCGCATTTACACATAGGATTGAAGACTGGAAAGCTTTTAACTTACATAGACAACACGGGTAAATTATTATGATAAAGTATTTTCCTTTAACTCGAATAAAAACAAACCTATACACGAGAGGTAATGAGTACTTAACTCCTGATCGAAAAGCTTATACCGGCAGGTATTATGTGACTTACGAAGATAAGGCGTATACAGGTATTAACCCGGTATTAGGAAATAACATATTACTGACTCCGATAAGAAAAGCTAACGTAACAGATGAGTATAATTCTGATTTTACAGGAAATAGTAGGTCTAGTACTTTACAGTTAACCTCAGCAAGAGGGTATGCTGCTGCAAATCCTGGAGTAGATTCTAACCTTGAATTAACCTCACTAAACCCGTATTATCCCGTCCCTCTAGATTCAGATTATGCACGAGGATACTTTACAAGGTATTTTGCTAAGAATGTAAGCGGTCCTGGGTTTGTATTTGAAATATCTCAACTCGACTGGACTAAAATTCAAAATGGAAATATAAGTGACACGGTTTTAGGTTATGAGTCAACAAGTATGTTATGGCAGTTAACTGGTCCTTTGAATGATACGAGAAAATCTCAGTATCAAATTCAAGGAGGAGTTTATAACACTAATAAAAGAGTAACAGAAGCTAAACAAAAGAGTTTCAGGGGTATTATAGAATTTATCGGAGGAGATTATACAAAGTTTGCAAAAATAACTCCATAAGAGTTGGTTTTTTAAAAAGACCTTCTTATTTTACTGTAAATAAAAGTTATGTATTTCATTATTGAGACAGCAGAGCAGCTCTCACAGCTACCTAGACCGGAAAAATGCTTTATCGAGTTAATGTCGATGTCTGAACACACTCATCCGGCCTTAACTACACCGTGCGTCTTATATTACAATGATTTTGAGAAAGGCTATATTATTCCAATTAATCATTCAGAAGCTTTCTCTCTACCTGTTGATGAAATTCAGACTTTTTTAAAGGGTATTCCTAAAATTTACTTATTAGATAAGAAGTGGCATTCTTACTATCTAGATTTACCTAATTCTATAGACCTATACTTTACTGTTTTAGATATAGAAGGTAAAATACAGGATTTTAATTGTTATACTCCAGTGCATTTAGACTTCTATGAGAAGTTTAAGTACTCACCACAGGTAAATACCTTTATCCCAATCTCAAAACATTACGAAAGATGTGAATGTATGTTTGAAATGGTTAGAGACTACGTAGGAAAAGAATTGAATACTGAATGGCAGGCTAAATACACTGGGGTATATAAATGGGTAGAAGAGCAGGGAATCTTAGTAGATGAAAAGCTCTTTGATAAGTACTTTGAAACTCCTTGGAAAGGGAGATCTCTAAAGGATAGTAGGGTTTATTCAAGTTATAACCTATATAACATTACTTCACGTCCTACTAATGCATTTAATAGTATAAACTTCCTTGCTTTTAATAAAGAAAACGGTTCTAGAACGGCTTTTATACCGCAAAACGACGCTTTTGTAGAGTTTGACTTTGATGGATACCATATAAGGTTAATTGCCGATGCAATGTACACCGATATTCCACAAGATCAATCAATTCACGAGTATTTAGGTAAACAATACTTCAATAAAGAAGAACTAACACCTGAAGAATACCAAGAAGCTAAGAAAATTACATTTAGGCAGATGTATAACGGAGTAGAGGAGGAGTATATGCACATTGAATTCTTCGAAGACGTATATCATACGGTAAGAGCTATATGGACTGCATATACAAATAACGGTTTTTTAGAGTTACCAAACGGTAGAAAGCTTACTCAAGAAAACGCTAATCCTCAAAAACTATTTAACTACTATATTCAATGCCTAGAAACGGTAAATAACGTAAAAAAACTAAATAAGTTAAAAGATTACCTAAAAGATAAGCAAAGTAAAGTTCTTTTAGTTGTATATGATTCAATACTAATTGACTATGCAGTATCAGACGGAAAAGG